TTATGCTTTATTGCTTTGCCTGTGGGTCGTATATGGGTCATCTTGTCCCAGTTTTTCCGCCAACTCGTTCCGGTAATCCGGATTGTCGTTGCTGACCCATTGGGCATAGATGGTACGGATCATCCCCCAGTCTTTGTGTCCAAGTTGCTTGGCCAAATAGGCTGGGTGTGCTCCCGCCATTAAGAGTAATGAGGCATAGCTGTGGCGCAGCTGATACGGTTCTCGATGTGTCAGCTGCGCTTTTCTTAGCAGGCCTGCCCAGTACCCTGGGGCACTAAATAGCTCAGGCCTTACGTAAGGCATATTCTCCCTTCCTAGAAACACTCTCCTTCGCATTTCCTCTCGTTGTTTGTTATGGCGCATGTATAGGGTTTCTGCTCTGGCCGGCAGCATGAAGGTCAACTCGCGCTGGCGTTTTAGCACTGCCATCGCCGACGGCAACAGTTCGATAGTTCTGTAACCCGCGAGCGTCTTGGGTGGTTTGAGATGCCCCAGGCGATTGATGTTGTATCGTACCTTGATCAAGCCCTCAGTCATGTCGATGTCTTCCCAAGCAAGGGCTTTCATCTCGCCCGGCCGCATCCCCGTCCAGAAGAGGAACTCGATCATCAAGCGGTGGTTCTCGATGTTGGTAACGGCCAGCAGGCGTGAAAGCTCCTCTCGTGAGAATGGCTCAACTCGCTGCTCTGGCGCTTCGTCACTTTGCCGTAGACGGCGTAGTCGCATGAAGGGCGACTCGTCGATCACCTCATCTTTCAGCGCCTCTTCAAAAACTGCACGTATGACCCTGAAATATTCCTGTACTGTGCCGACTTTTCTTGTCTGCAAGGCGTCGTTCCGAAGGCGCTCTAAATCTCGGTGAGTAATCGTTGAGATGTCATTTTTTAAAATACGGGACTCGGCCACGAATCTTTCCGCACTCCTTATCTTTTGCAGTGATGAGTAGGATAAATCCATCTGTCGGCTATCACGGTAGATGGAAAAATAGTCTTGGAGGGTGAACTGCTTGATGGGTTCGGTTGCCGGCACTGATTCTGGAAAGTGCTTGACCCAAAATGCGGATTCGTTGGTGCTGTAGAACCCGCATTGGATGTCGATCTTGATGGCTGCGAGTTTGTTCGAGGCATAGAGAATATTTGCCTCTGTTGGAAGCAAACCGAGCGATTTACGGCAGAGGTTTTTTTGGCCCGGTAGTTTGAAGGCCACGCGTAGCCGGCCACCATGAATGTGGACGCCGGGTGACGAGTCCAGCATTTTTCGAACTTTCTGAGATATCGCCATGGCTTAGTTTACCTGGGTGCTCATGTGTTTTCGGAGGGATGCTAGGTGTACGAGATACCGGCACTTTGGGTTATCAGGGTTGCCTTCTTTGCGCCAAACCACACCCTCCGGGTAGAGCCCTCGGCGGAATCGCTGAGCCAAAGCATCGGTTGAGAGCCCGATCCTTGTGGCTGCTTGCTTGAGTGCCATCCATCCCTCGTCACTCCCACCTTGCTTGAGTTCCGATAGCTCATGCTTGATTTGGTCGAGCTCGTCCTTCAATCGGTTTAGTTCATCACCCATTCGTTGTCCGTAATCCAGGTGATCTGCTAGTTGTTTCAACAAGTCTTGTGCTTGCATCGTTGGTCCTCATTCGCAGTAGTTCCGTGAGCCGGTGACGCCCACGGTGGTTGTAGTAGAAGGTTTGCACTTGCTTGTGTGAGTGGGCTGCTTGGTCAAGGCGGAACTCTCCCATCTCGGTAGTTTTCAGGTTGTGCTGGTTTGCTAGCCGGCCAATAGCTTGAGCGCTTATCCCCATCTCCTTACCCAGCTCAGTAGCACTCCAGAGCTGGCCGGCAACCCGGGGCGTTTCGATGGGCAGATCGAAGTGGGCCAGGATACGGCCGATCTCAGCGAGCTTGGCCGAGCGGGAAAGAGTGGGGGAGCGCACAGTGCTAACCAGGTCGTTGAGTAGTTGGCTGTCCCGGTCGATGGTCAGTTGAAGTTGTTGCATGGTGTGGCCCTCCTGTCCTAGAGGATGGGGCGCTGGTTGAGTTGAAGGAAGGGCCGTGATTACTTGTCACCCAAAATCATGGCTGGGGTATCAGGCGGCCGCGCTGATGGGTTCTGTACCCGCCAGCAGCAACGTTATCTTGCTGACATCGCGGATCCGGCAGTTGCCGCGCCAGCCTGGGGCGAAGATGAGGAGCATGGATCCCTTGGGATTTCCCTTCATCTCCTCGCCGGTGGCCTTGTTGATGAAGCTCACTCGACCGTTGCGCCATTTGCCATTGGCATCGCGGTAACCGGTGATGTGTCGCACTTCGCTGGCACGCTCGCCGGGGTACCATTCTGTGCTGGTGTCCTGGGGGACCAGCATAACGGTGCCAATGCCTTTAGCTTGGTGCTCAATGGCCTTCTCCACCCAGGGGCCAATGTTGGAGTAGGGCGGGTTGAGCCAGGCCCAGGGGGCCCGTACTGACGGGCTGATGAAGTCGCTCCAATCCACATCCAGAGCGTCAATGTCCGGCGTCAGGTACTTCTTGCACAAAGCCGTTTCCGGTAGCGCGGCGGCATCGAGGATGAAGTGGAACTCCCGGTCCAGTGCCCGGAACAACCAGAGGGGAGTTTGGGTCATGTCCCGAGTGTTGGTCTGTGTGGTGGAGCCGCGGTAGTCAGCCATGTTGGCACTTCTCCTATTTTAACTTTTATGTCAGTAACTTATGGTCAGATGTTCGATCTTGTTGCTGGCGATGTGTTTGATTAGGTTGATGGCTCTATCTTCCTCAATCCCCAGACCCATTAGGTCCATCAGGATGGCGTTGTCGATTGTGCGACGGTGTTCCATATCGGCGGCACGACGTTCGTCTTCCTGCTGCCTTCGAGCCTGCTCCTGCTCGATGCGCTGACGCTCCTGCTTAGCGGCGAGGTTGGCTGCCTCCTCAGCCTGGCGTGCAGCGTTGGCTTCGGCCTGCTGGCGGGCCAGCTCGGCTGCCTCTGCATCGCGCTTGGCTTGTTCTTCACGTTCACGGGCGGCCTGGGCTTGGCGCTGGGCCTCCTGCTCGCGGTGCTGGGCGGCTTCACGCTCCAAGCGCTGGCGATCCTCTTCCTCCCGGCGGGCTTGCTCCGCCGCCTGCTCGGCTATCAGGCGCTCGCGGTTGATGCGCTCCTGTTCGGCCTGCTTCTGGCGCAGTTGCTCCAGCTCGGCCTGCTCGGCTTCGTACTTCAGGCGGGCCGCCAGCGCTTCGCCGAGGCGCTTGGCTGCGAGCTCCTTGGCGACGGTTGCCTGGGGCAGCAGCTCTTGCCAGGTGTCGTCCAGCGCGGTCTGCTCGATCTCCTGCAGCATGGTCTGCAGATCGGCGGCGGCGAACTCGTGAGCGCCTGAATCACCAAGGTCTTTCAGCATGGTTAGGCGGTCTTGCAGTGCTGCCACCCGGGCTTCCTCTGCCGCTTCGTACTGGGTGAGCGGGGCGCGCACCTCGTCTTTCAGGGTGTCCAGCGTGTCACGGATCTGTTTGCGGTTCGCGTCGATGCGCTTGGGGATCTCCTTGAACTTGTCCGTTTGCTCCTTGCCGAGCCCGTCCAGGTAAGTCTTGGTGCGGGCGACGGCATGGGCGACGCTGGCGATCTCCTTGCGGCCCTTGGCGGTGGTGATGTCGGGTACCAGGCTGGTTGCCTTCTGGCGGATATCGGCCAGTAGTTCAGCCATGCCCTGGCCCTCGGTGAACAGGGCGACGGCGGTAGTGGGTTCAATGACAACCAGTTGAGCCTGGGAGTTGTCGGTCTTGGCTTGTGCGGTCATGACGGGTCCTTAGGATTGAAAAGGCCTGCAGTGAGCGGGCCTTGTTGGTTATTGCTGGGCGCGGTGCCCGGTACTGAGCTGCTTCTTGCGCTCGCCGGCGATCTGCTTGATACCGGCAATGATGTTCTGGTCGCCGGTTTCGTTGGCCCAGGTCCAGGCGGTGGTGTAGGCCTGTTGCCATTCGGTGGTATCGCATGCCCCCTCGATGGCGGCGCAGTGGTCGGCGTAGGCGTTGGCGTGCTCCGCCAGGGCGGGGTCGACCACCTGCTCGTGCTCCAGGGTGACCGGTTCGGCGCTCTGGCCGCGGATGGCATCCAGGGCGCGGCTCTTTGCTGGGGAAGCCTGCTGTAGCTGGTTGCCGGGGATCTCGTTGATGATGATCTCCTTCCCTTCCATCTCCTCGGCGGTGGGCTCGCTGCCTATCTCCGGCCAGGCCTTGCGCAGCGCCTGTGCCTCGGTGCACTTGGCGAGCTGGGCATACGGCCGCTTACGCCACATAGCGTTGGGGCATTCGGTCTTGCTGCTCTGGGTGGCGTAGTTCTCCTTCCAGCGTTCCAGGGCGTGGAAGGCAACCCGCTGGCCGTTGACCATCTTGAAGACGGTGTACTTGCACCACTGCGGGTAGGTGACCTTGATCTTGGCGCTCTGGTTGTAGGGGTCTTGAAACTCCTCGGTCACATCCGGCCCGAACACGGGCTCGTCGACCCCCGCGTAGTTGCCGGAGCGATCGGCCTGGATCCGGTACATTCCGATCCCGGGCATCGGCACATCCCGCCAGACCTTCTCCTTGGTGCGGGCATCGGTCACCTGCATGGGGACGAGGTGGACCGGCTTGAGCAGAATGTCCAGGCCGCGCGCCTTGCAGTAGTCGATGGCCATGACCACCGAATCGGGGTTGGCGCCCGGGTAAATGGCGTTGCACAGGGCGTTCCAGGTCGGCTCGTCGATGCCTCGCTGTACGAGAATGGGGAACTGGGCGGCGAAGTTATCGGCCGCCTGCTGCTTGATGCTGGTGATGTTGCTCATGCTGCTTTCCTTGTCGCCCAGGTCGGGCGTTGGAGGGGTTTGAAGTCGTGCCAGTCGTTTTTGACCCGGCAGTCGTGGAAGCGGTGGAGGTCGCGGCGGAACAGGTCCTTGCCGGCATCCTTCCAGTCGTCAGTCAGGGGGCGCACCCGCACTGGGTAGCGGCCACAGTTCACACTGGTGCTGACCGCCAGAAAGACGAAATCCGACTGCTCGCCCATCACCCGGTGGAAGCCTTCGGAGTACATGGCATCCTGCACGTGGTAGCGGAACTCCTCGACGTGGCGCTCGAAGCGCCCCATATCGTCTACCGACTTCACGTCGATCATGATGGGGTGATTGCTCAGGTGGCGGTCGGGGCGGACCCGGCACAGCTCCTGGGTCTCTGGGTCAATCCAGTAGAAGGAGGCCTCGCTGTGCCCCTCCTGCTCCAACAGCCAGCGTGCGTCAGGGTGGGCCATCACGCTGTCGCGCATCAGGTAGAGCTTGCGGCCTTCTTCGGCATCCATCACCGTCTTGCCCAGCTCGGCGCAGCTGGCCAGGAACTCGGCCTCTTCTGCCTTGCCGGCGTTGGTGCGGCGGTTGAACGGTGGGGCGATGATGAAGCGGCTTTCGAACTCGTCCGGTTCCAGCAGCAGGCAGTGGATGGCGCTGCCCATGTCGAAGGCTTTGAGTTTCTCCTGGTCGAGCGGGGCGTTCTTGGCCCAGATATAGGTAGCCGGGCTTTCGGCGATCTGGTCGAGCTGGCTTTTGCTAACCCCGGGGCCTGCGTGGTACTCCTCGTTGGAGAGGCCAAACACCCGACCCAGTGGGTGCGCGGCGGAGGTGTCGGCGATGGCGTTCATGCTGCGCTCCTTTGCTGGTAGTGTTCCCACTGCTCGTCGCTCATTGCGTCGTGCAGGGCGGCAAGGTGGTTACTCCAGGCCTCTTGGGCGAGGGCATCGAGCCCGGCATTCAGTACCTGCTGGATTTGCAGGGTAAGCGGCACCTTGTCGCCGGACACCATCAGTAGGTAAATGGCCTGGTTGAGTTGGGTCGCTCGTTCGGCATTCACCTCGGCGAGCAAGGTGGCGGCGTCGGTCTCGAGCTGGCCGGCCAGCAGCAGTGGCAGGTTCTCTTCGCTCCACTCGGCGATCCACTCAGCCTTGGCGTTGACCTCGGCCTCCTGGCTCTCCAGCAGGGCTAGAAGAGCTGTTTCGTTGGTCATGGCTACATCTCCATTTCCAGTCGCAGGGCTCGCGCCTCGTGATACTCCTCGATGGCGCGGCGGGTTGCAGTGCGTTGGTGGGCAAGCTGGCGCTCTGCAGCGCCGGGTTCGACGGTCACGCTGTAGCGATGCTGGGTTCGGGGCGGCATTGAGCCGCGAAAGCCCATCAACTGGGCCTCGGTCAGTGGCTTCATGGTCTGGGTCCTGGTGGTAATCAGCAGCAAGAAACGTTAATTTGGAATCATTTGACGCTTCGTTTGCTGGAGGGGTTATGGCGTGGTTTAAGGTGGTTACGGACAGCACAAGCAGTGCTGAATATGAGCAGATTGCACAGTGGGACAGTGTGCTGATTGGACAGGGTGTCGCAGGGCATAAAGTGTTCTCAGCCCTCAGTGATGACCATAAGCGGCTGGCTTACTTTCTATCTACTGAGTTTGAACCAATAGCGTTGGCGCTTAATACTGAGCCTTGTGAGATGCCGTCAGAAACCAGCGAAAATGCGCTCAAACTCGTCATCGGGGATCCCTCGATCTTTCATCCGAGCGAGTAGCCCCCTGATCGCATCGAATCGAGGGGTGAAGTAGTTCCTGACGAAGCCAAATTCTGCAGTGCCATCACCGTCTATGAAGCCATTGCTGTAGATGTTGATGACTCTTCCGTCACGGCTCCTTACCTGAAATACCAGGAGCGGTGGGTTTTCTTCGGATTGGGTTTTCTGTTCAACCACACAGGTGCCCATGAAGAGGCTATATCCATGCATGGTGATTTCAGTCCCTCCGGAGCTCTTTAGAAAGTCCACGGCTTCATTACCAATGAGGCCATCGTCCAGGGCTTGTGCTATCTCGCGAAGTGCTTGTGCAACTTCAGGGACGAATCGACGATCGCCAACCCCATCGTTCTGCATATGGATGGACACGACTCTGCGCTGGACAGCGATGTTCTCGACACTGCGAGGGTTAGTGAGGCCAAGAATCTTCATTCTGATGTCTCCAACTTAACGGGCTCTTTCCCCTGGCCGGTGGTCAACCAGGTGAAGTGGGCAGAGAGCTCGGGGTGCTGTGCTATCAACAGTAAGGTGCCGCCGCTGATTTCCCGGTAGTTCAGCTCGTAGTTCTTTAGCGTGGTGGGCGGGATGCCCAGCATGTCGGCGAACTTCGGCCGGCTCAGGCCAAGGTGCTCACGCAACTGACGCAGACGCTTGCGGCATGCGTCATTGAGAGGGGGGATGGTAAGGTTGCTTTGGTCGGTACGCTTTTTCATGGTCTGGGTCCTGTGGTGGTTGTGAGCAATGCAGGCGTGCGAAAGGAGCGAACTGGGGCTTGTTTATCCCTCGTTTGCTTTCGCTAGTATCAAAGAGGAGGTTTATCTACTGATATTTGTGTCAGCTGAGTTGGTTGCTTATTCCAGCTAGGTTTCTCGTGCGGTATTTCACCGCAGCAATCAATGAGGTCTTTAAGGATGAAAACAATTATCTCTGTAGCGATTACAGCCATGCTGTTGGTGTTTTCTCAAAGTGCGTTGGCTGCTTATCTCGATTTCTCTCCGAATTGGGATGCGCCATCCACAAAGCCAATGAGTAAAAAGGCGGCTACCAACGTGGTCATGCAGTGCAAAGCAGTCGCGGCCTATAGCAACATGGCTGGAGCCAGGTCGGGGGCTATGGTTGTAGCAGGTCCTCATGAGACAGCGACGGATAACAAAACCCATCTGACGGTGCGGCTCTATAAGGACAACGTGCATGAGAAGTCATGCCACGTGTACACGGGCAAGAATTTGGACTACAGCAGCTGTAACTGCGAGTATGTCGATTAACGTGTTGTCACGATGCGCCTGTTTTTGCAGGCGCTTCTTCTTTCTGACATCCCAGAGCACTCCAGGGAATGCTCTGGGATGTCCCCTGAGTAGTTCAGGAGACACCTTGTCACCTTCCTGCCCCACATTCCGGATTGAACGGGTTAGCGGGGATCTGCCGGGCCAGCAGATTACGAGCGGTGACTGCCCATTCCAGGTTGTTAAAGAGCGAGCTCAGCCGAATTTGGCGTGAGCGAAGCCAAAGCATCCTTGTGGTGCTTGAGAAAGAGGCTTTGGCTACGGCGCTATAAGGGAAGCGCCAGACCCGGGTCAGACGGCGTTGCGGTGGAACTCGGCGCGCCAGTAGAGGAGGGCGCCGTGCTTGGTGATGCCGGCGGTGCGCTTCTGGGCGGCACGTGCGGCAACGATGTGGTGTTGCTCTGCGGCCATCATGGCCAAGTGCAGACGTTGTTTGATGTTGCGGCGGCGAGCGGCGTTGCCATTCAGGCGGTCAGTGATGGCTGCTACCACCTGGTCGGCACGTTTTGCGGCCCTGGAAAAAATGTGCTTGGTCATGGTACATTTGCTCCTGTTGACGAGTTGGTCCTCGTTAACTCCCTTCCTAGCTTTTTGGCTGGATGGGTCCCGTTGCTGGGGTTGGTCCCCCGGTGACATCTGATTGGGGTGGTACCCCAGTCCTTCGAAGCCCGCCTTGTGCGGGCTTTGTCGTTCTTACGCGCTGGTCAGGCGCATTTCTTCTGCCCTGGTTAGGGGCTGGGTCCTGTTGCTGGTTGTCGATGATGCTTCTCAACCGGTTGAACACTGAGCCAATGCTCATGCGGTTGAGTGCTCCCGCGCTCGACGGGAGCAACTCGTTACGCAGCCGCCTGCAGGCTTGCTGCACGTGCCCGGTGTTCCTTACCCGCCTCGGTCTTGACGGTGTAGAAGAGGCCACCTCCGCGGCGTTTGCCGAGGTCGGTGATGTCGGTGATCACGGCCGGCACGGTGACGCGTGTGCGGGGGTTGGTGTACTTCACTTGGTCATTCACTTTCATGAGTTGGTCCTCTGGTTAGGTTCAAATTGGCTTTCAGCTGTTTTGTATCGCGTCTATCAAACTGTCATCATGTCGTTCTCGATAGTTGACGAAAATGATTGTTATCGATCGGGAACGATTGGTCAATACACGATCGTGAATTTTTCAAATAAAAAAAGCCCCGCTTGGTAGCGGGGCTTCTTGAGCAGGGCTAGCAGGTAGCCATTGGCCGTGGGTTAGCCGGTCGTAGGGCGATGGATTAGCCTCTACGTTCTACCATCCTCCCAAGGATGATTACATCTTTAGCTGAGATGACCGGAAGGCGTTCATCATCAACTCCAAAGGCCCATCCCTCTATGGCAGGTATAGCCCTCAGAAGCTTTGCTTGGTTAGCCCGACTTAACTGCACTAGTAGCACTGCATCAGCTTCAATCGTATTGACCCCGAGATCGATCACACAAACATCACCTTGCACTATCCCTTGTTTGGATAGCTGGTCGTTGGGAGCTTCAACCCCAATAAGCGCACCAGGCATATCAGTGAGAAGCATGCGGTCTGAGCTGACAAGAGGAAGTGAGTCAGTTGGATGTTGCAGCACCTCATCAATGGTGAATACAGGAATCCGATAAACGCTATTCACCAAGTCACTAACCACCTCAATAGAGGGGCGGCCGGTGTACAGCTCAATAGGATCTACTGACAGAGCCTTTGCAAGACCGAATAGGGTGGAAACCCGAACGTCTTTCAGAGGGTTACTTAGAAGGTTCGATACCAGAGATTTGGATATCCCAGCCCTTCTGGCTATCTCGGAGACGCCAAGACCTTGCTCTTCCATTCTCGCTCTGACTCGTTCGTTAAATGAAGGTTTCATGTCGCCTGCTGCAAGTTATCGATTATGAACAAATTCTATGACGCACGTTGTTCTCATTGGTTGTTGAATGTGGAAATGTTAGTGGTTACGATAGTGAACGATCGCCAATGACCTCTATCAAGGACCCGACCAATGAAGAAACGCGAAGTGATTGAGTATTTCGGCAACATGGCCCGAGCTATGAAAGCCATCGGCATCTCCCGCAGCCTAGCTGTGAAGTGGGGGGACGTGATCCCTGCCCAGCATGCAGTCAGCTTCGTCATCGCTAGCAACGGTGATCTACGTTTGGGCCTGGAGGATTACCCCCTTCTGAGCAAAGAACAAGAACAGCCTACCCAGCAGGCCGCCTAACCACCGGCCCGCTTTCCCACCCAACACAGAGGACCAACTACATGGGAAGAATATCGCTCCCCGATCATGAAAAACTCGACACGCTGTCACCGCTGAAGGTGCGTGGCACCCCGGGCCAGCGCCAGGTGTGGCAGGAAGTGGGTGCAGAACTGCGCATGACCGAAACCGCATTTGCCCGAACCTCGCTGCTGATCCTGCTCAAGGCCATATCCCAACATGAGCCGCAAATCCTGGCTAGGGCCGTGAAACGGGCAAATCGGAGCTTGCTCGACCAGGGATATCCGCCTGTGACCGTCGAGGAGATCCTGGACGGCTTTGGCCTTCCCGAGCGTGGCCTGCTCCAGTTCAGCACGGAAGACGAGGCCGCCTACAACGAGGAGCGCCCGCTGCGCCCCCTGCAAAAACTCATCAACTTTGTCCTCGGGAGGTAACCACATGACCACGCAACTTCGCCCGCCGCGCCCGGCATCCCAGCATGTCAGCGATCGGGACAACATCATCTTGAAATCGGTCATGCATGAGCTGGCCCTGGCCCTCGATGAGCCGCTGATTTCGACTGCCCACGCTGCCGGCACAGACCGCCAAGCTGTTCGCCTGGCTCGGGAGCTTGAAGCTCGCACCCTTGAACGTGCCGAGAAGCAGCCTAGCGCCTAATTTATCCAGGCCCGCTTAACCACCGGGCTATATACCAGGACTCATCCAATGACCAATTCAACCATGGCCCATGGGGGCCACCTATTGCCTCATGATCTGGACCACTGCCCGCGATGTGGCAGTGAACTGCGATCCGGTACCGATGACCACGCATTTGAGTGCCCGGGCTGCGCCTACACCGAGCAGGAGGTGGGCCATGCATCCTAAAGAGTTTATCGATCGCCATGTGCGCCAGCTCCTGCTTGCTGACGGATATTCTGACGAAGCTACCCACCTGGCCTGCAAAGAGGCAGTGAGCCACTACGAGAAAACATCGGGTTTCCGGAAGGGGGCCGTGTTCTCGGAGTGTCTGCGGGTCGCCAAGCGCATGGCCAAGCTGGTCCAGAAGAAACAGCGCCAGCAGGCGAGGGAAGATAAGAAGAAAGGGAAGGTGGCGGCATGAGCATGCTACTGATGGCCAAGGCCATGAGCATCAAGGTGGGTAATCCACTGCGGAAGTTGGTGCTGATCAAGCTGGCGGACAACGCCAGCGATATCGGCGAATGCTGGCCGTCGTACCAGCACATTGCAGATCAGTGTGAGATCTCCCGGCGTTCAGTGATTAATCATATCGATGCGCTATGTGACTCTGGGCTACTGACTAAGGAGTCTAGGGTAGGGCCTCAAGGGAAGAGATCGAACGTCTATGTGCTGACATTGGATGGTGCAGGAGCTGCACATCCAGAGGTGCAGGAGATTCACCAGGGTAGTGCAGGAGCTGCACTAGGGGGTGGTGCAGGAGATGCACATAGAATCAGTAACTCTTTAGAACCAGTCATTGATCCAAAGATCCCCCCTGTATCCCCCCAGGGGGAAAAACGCCCAGACAGTGGGCCGCCACGACGAGGTACACGCTTGCCGAACGAATGGGTGCTTCCAGGCGAGTGGGGGAGGTGGGCTATGCAGGAGACTGGACTCCCCAGAGAGCGGATCCTGCTGGAGGCGGCTACTTTCGCTGATTACTGGCAGGCGCTGCCCGGCGCCAAGGCCGTCAAGCTGGACTGGGAGAAGACCTGGCGTAACTGGATTCGCAGGGCTGCCAGCTCATTCCGGACCACTGCGCAGCGCAAGCCACTGGAGAACCTACAGGCGGCCCAGCAGGCCGCTAAGGCACTCAGAGAGTCGGGGAGGGGAGTCTATGACGACAGCACTCCGCTCTGACGAGGCGACGGCCCTGAGCGCTCCAGGGGAGGTGCTGCAGGTAAGCGCCCGCATGTCGGTGTTCCTGGCCGAGGAGCTGCTGCCACTGATGGCCGGACTTTGGCCAGCCAGTGCCAACCAGCTGGACAGCAATGCCCGCGGCGTGGCGCTGGCCTGGGGGAGCATGCTCAAGGGATTCAATGCGCAGCAAATCCGCGAGGCGGTGCTGCAGCTTGGGGAGGATGCCGATCGGCAGTTTGCGCCACGGCCGGCTGAGGTGAGGGCGATGATTGTGAAAGCGGCCCCTGCTGCCACGGTTGCCCTGGGAGGCCCCTGTCTATCGATTAGGGCTTGCGAGGTGATTGCCGAAGCGCGGGTGTTTCAGAGGGAGCGTGCAGTGCTGGCAGATGCAGTGGCTTGGGAGTTGGAACTGGTGTTGGCCGAGAAGGCTCGCCAAGGGGTTACTGTGACAAGGAAAGTAATCTGAGAATTCAGGGAGGAGGACAGCTAAGCCCTGAGCCCTAGCAGGAAGACAGAAACATAAAGGTGTTACTCAAGAGGGAAGGGAATACACCGACCTGAAGTCGGTGCTAATTTTAACGTTTCATTTTTGAGTATTTAGCGAGTCAATTATTCAAACATTGAAGCCTCTGATTTGTAAATGTTCATAACCTTTCTGAATAAGATCTGCAATCATATCGACTTCATTTGAAATAGCTAAGAACTGAGCTGTATCATGTAAAGATAGATAACCCAATCCGATAATGCTCAATCGAGTGTGGATAATGGATAATAGATGTATGTATAGCTGTATATGTAGCATGAAAAACTCAAGTTTTCTTTGGTTGTTATATTCCATGTAGCCTGATAGATTGGTTTCATAAGTATTTATCAAATCAGGCTCTTTGCTATATTCTTCTTCCAAGAAGGCTAAGGGTTCAGGATGACATGCCAAAACGTTTAAAAACAATGACTTTTCATATCTGTATGGATTTATTGAACGATCACAATTATAAAATTCTAAATATCCACTCTCTCTGACGTAAGATGATATATCATGGTCAAATCTAGGTTTGTTAATTAAAAATTGTGACACATCGCTTATGGACTGAATATCAAATTCATTTTCAAGAGAAAAGGCTTTAACTAAATATCTTGTCTTGTTCAGCCACTCATATGTATCCTGAAGATGGATAATATTCAAATCCTTCGTCTTTGAGAATTTTATTTCAGGCTCGGTAGCTAATCGAACGATATCATCAACTTGTTCAAATGCTTTGCATAGCCCTAGTTGCTTGGGGGTGCAAAATGAAGGGTATTTTAGATTTTTAAGGTCGTAATTTGCTGCTTCATAGGATTTAGCAACTAATCTTGAGCAAAATTGTTTTTTTGTCTCTTCAATTCTAAGTAAGCTTCTGGCTTTATATTGAACCACTTCCGGGATGGCATATAACGACCCAATTTGGGTTCGTGCATATTTACATATGGTTGTCACTTCATCTACAGTTAACGGTTTCTTACTTCTAAAAACTGCTATTTGATTTGGTTTGTCAACTAGTATTCGTTGAGGATTTTTTGAAAAAACACCATCTAGTGTTGCCTCAATTATTGTTTTTCCTACATATATGGCAGCATGAGAGTACTTACCAAGAGTCGCTAATCTAATGCCTGCACTAGACCAGCTCTTTTCTGATGTCAGTATGATGTCACCTGGCTCAAGCTTCGAACGCTCAATAATATATTTTACCTCACTCATGCTACGGTTATCTCCTATTCATATTATTTGTGTTTATTACGGCAGCTGCTTGGCCGAATAATGGAATGCAATTGTAGTAGATAGCATCTGCAGTTAATTTATATCTATTTATGCTCATCTGATGTATTGAGCCCAATTCATAGGTGATGATGACCATTTGGCCGCCTGTGCTTACCTTCGTCAGCCTCCTCCTAAAGTGAGTCCAAACATAACCGCTCATTTCTACCTTTTACTCGTTGTGCTGTTTGGCTAGTCGCACTACATTAGCGCCAAGCGCCAATCATAAACCAAATGAGACCATCTATTGATTGATATTGCCGTAAACCAAGATGGGATCACCGTCTGGTGGGTTTTTATCGGGAGCGTCTAGGGCTAAGACAGAGGGGGGCGTTGCTGCCATGAGGATGTTTTGGATGTGAGGTGAGACACCAACTTTGTACCGTTTTCGAAACCACGCCACAAACTCATAACTCTTCGTATAAGCACAACACTAAATTTTCTTGGCTAACACCACAACTCATAAGTGCTTTAATATGACTCTCTTTCTCGTTTTCGCTATAATAGCTAACTTTCCAAAGAGCGTCCTTTGCGCTATCAAAAATACGGCGAAAATATGGTAAATCAATTTCATTCAATGAGTGACCAATTACGACAATTGTAGTCACATCATTAAGTGAATTAAAATAGTCATTTCTTTTCTCTAGTATTTCATCTACAGGCTTTTTAAAAGCATGGAGAGGATACGCTGCAGCACTCTCGGCATCTGAGAACATGGTGCGATTGCTATCTCCATTCTCATCAACTTCTGGTATCGAAACTATATTTTTACCATGTCCAAAAATTAGGTCGTTATGTTTATTTGCACAGCCATGAATGTGCAGTATATTTTTATCTTCAATGCCATAAACAACCTGAAGGGTTGAGGTATAATTGAAATTAATAAATATGGCGTTGTCATTGAACTGCATTTTTTTTGTTGCTTGAGATTCATCAATTTGATAAACCCAATCGATGAATGCATCCCTTATGATAGCAACATGTCTTTCTGTTTCCTGTGCTAGTTCATCTTCTAAGCCATACACGAAGCTTGGTCTAAAATCTTCAGCTTGTGCATCTATCTCATTATGTAAGTCAAAAAAACCATCCGCGTCGAATGTTCCTAGAGCATTTTCAAAATCATTCCAAGGAACATCAACGTCAGGATCAAATGAATAGTGTTCAACAAGCTCATCCAGAGTATCTTTTGCGAACTCATAAAACTGGCGGTAACTTGTTGGTAAGCCATGCCAAAGGTCAAATCCATTCCCTATTACATAAAGTGTATTCATGATTTTGATACCTCGCAGCTCTCTTCATAATTGGTTTATACTGAAGTTTACTTGCTAGGTGTCATGCTACTTCTGAAAGGTTACAAAATATGGCATTCTTAACTCCGAGCTCGTCAATAGTATTTTTATGGCTTTCGAGCTCCTCATCCCCATAATAAGTGATTAACCATTCAGAATTAATATCGACATTTTTTATTATTTCCTCAAAATATGGTAGGTCAACTTCTGATAGGGAATGACCGAGAACAAATATCTTTGTGACCCCCTTGAGGTTAGAAAAGAATTCAATATTGCTTTCTATTATTTTTGCTGATGGCTTGAAGGTTTTGCCAAAATAAGAGTTGATAATATCATTCCCTTCCATAATCCTAGTGTCCATATCTTCTGGATTTGGGGTGTCATTAAGGTCAGGGATTATTTCTGGGTTCCATGAATGACCCAATACTATCTCAGACTCATCCTGTTCCACCTTGCCGTGTATATGGAGAATATTATCATCATTCACATTGTATATATGCTGGAGTGTTTGTGTGTAATTAAAGTTTAAGAATTTTGCGCTCTTGTTTATTCTCACGATTTTATTAATAAGAGATTCAGGGGCTGGCAGCTCAAGCTGATTTATCCATTGACAAAAATATGACTTTAGACTGCTAGATAGATCCGAAACAACGTTATCTAGCTCATATTGATAATCATGATGAAATGAATCACTCCATTCTTCAGCAGAATATGATTGAAGGAACTGTAGAGCTTCATCAATTAAATAGTCAACATCTATATATGCAAAGGCAAGCTCAAGATTACACCAGTTATCTTCCACTGGAAGATATTTTTCCACATTTTCAAGAAGTAAGTGATTATGAGATTTCAAGTAATTCTTAAAATCAGAGTAACGTGAAGGAATATCATGGTATATGTCGAATCCATTTCCAACAATGTATAGCTTGTTATATGACATTCTAAATAAATCCTGCGAATATAATATTTTGTTTGGCGTCGGACAATATTTAAAAAAATAATTATCACAAACAAAAAAGTTTATTTAATCGTAGATAAACGTTGCAAGAGGGGTGTTTCACAGCCTATTGATTTTCCTGTAACGTAGGGGAGGCTTTCTGGGCCATATTGTTAGCAGCAGCTATAATTAGACTTTGGACTATTGCTGGCGATGTCAGTCCGATTTGAAATGCTAATATTGTGCTGATTTTATCTCCATTAAGTAGGTATATACAGGTAACCCCGGCGCCTAAGATGGGAAGTGAGAAAAATAAAAAAATTACAAATCCTATATATTTTTCAAGGGGTAGTTTATCTGTGACTGGTCTAACGAAATGCTCCGATATTTTTATGCCAAATAGTACGATGCCGCCAAATAATGAAATGATTATAATTCCAATGTTAGGGGTGAGGGCATTCATCATAAGACTTGACTGTTCAAGCATTTTTAATTCCTTGGCGCTTTGATGCGAAGAAGTCAATAAACTTTATTTTTAGGGAGGCTTCCTGCAAGAAACGTTTTTTCGACATCAGAAGAACTTTTCCATCCTTAGAGCGAAATGGCATGATTTTTATTTCATTGGCCAGCTCCTGATCATCATTAATAAGTTGTTCTAGTTGCTCCTCAGAAACATGTGCTTCTTTGGCAATGCCCTCTATGCTCCTCATGCTAAATTTTGTGTTGCTTAACGCACTGTTTATTATTTTTCGTAACTCTCCTTTGGGAACATATTTTATATGATTCTTCGATTTTTTCATTTCTTGCTCTCAAATAAATTTAATTTACAACACATCGGCCCAGAATGGGGGAGGCATTACCATGGCAGCCTATTTATTAAAAAATAGATACGTTTAGGAAGATAACCAATTTTCTTGAGGCATGCACTGAGCATACTTAATCAAGTATATTGGCTACCGCCCATGGGTTCCAGCCCCCAGATGCTGCTCTTGACCAGTAATCAGATGACCATTCCTTGTCATGGGTAGGCCTTGCATGGAGCTTGGGTACCGTGCGGCAATCGTATCTCAAACGGTTCTGATTGTTGAGCGAAAAGAAGGGGGATTTGAGAGGGGATCACAGTTTTTTTGGGGGTAAGAGCTTCAGGTAGTTGTTCCCATCCCGACGCTTTTCTCGCGCCAAGGCTCGATATAGCTGGCAATCAGCAGAGCCTTGTTGGTGACGGAATCCTTTACTCATTCCAGCTACATTTCAACTCAATCGTAAAACCAGAACGGTTTAATCGTTTTTAATCGTTTTTTTAGAATTAAACAATGACTTAGTCTAGGAGGTGCAGGCAGGGATAAATCTAGAAAAAATAAGGGAAGAAATGAAAACAATGACAAAATTGACAATAGCTCTTATGTCGGGCCTCGCATTACACGTTCAAGCTGATGTCCTCACCCGCGATAACGGTGCGCCTGTAGGTGATAATCAGCATTCAACTACCGCCGGTGCGAATGGCTCTGTCTTGCTGCAGGATGTGCATCTCATCCAGAAATTGCAGCGTTTTGCCAGGGAACGGATCCCCGAGCGGGTTGTTCATGCTCGTGGCACTGGCGCCCATGGCGAGTTCGAAGTGACCCAGGCTATTCCAGAGCTTACTTCTGCCAGCTTATTCTCAGCAGTAAACAAGAAAACACCTGTTTTTGTCCGCTTCTCCACTGTTATTCATGGTCAACACAGCCCAGAGACCCTCCGGGACCCGCGGGGCTTTGCTACCAAGTTTTATACCGACCAGGGCAACTGGGATTTGGTAGGCAATAACCTGCCGGTGTTCTTCATCCGGGACGCCATCAAGTTTCCCGATATGGTCCACTCTCTCAAACCTTCACCGGTCGACAATATTCAAGATCCGAACCGTGTGTTTGACTTCATGAGCCAGGATCCGGCCTCTACCCATATGCTGACTCAGGTCTACTCCGACCTCGGTACCCCAGCCAGCTATCGCAAAATGGATGGCTTCGGCGTGCATGCCTACAAGTTCGTCAACGCCAAGGGCGATGTGCATTACGTCAAATTCAACTGGCGCAGCCGGCAGGGGGTGAGCAGTCTGGATCTAGATCAGGTCGCTAAGGTGCAGGGTCAGGATTTCAACCATTTGACCCGGGATCTGTACAGTGCCATCAAGGCCGGCGACTACCCGAAATGGGATCTCGCTATTCAGGTGTTAAAGCCCTCTCAGCTGAACGACTTTAGCTACAACCCGTTGGATGCAACCAAGGTGTGGGAGGGCGTTCCTGAGCAGAAGATTGGGACCATGACCCTCAATCGAATGCCGGACAACTTCTTCCAGGAAACAGAACAGTCGGCCTTTGCTCCGGCCAACCTAGTGTCGGGTATCGAACCTTCTGAAGATCGTCTGCTGCAAGGACGTCTGTTCGCCTACAGCGATACCCAGTTCTATCGCCTCGGAGCGAACCATCAGCAGTTGCCTATTAACCGCCCACTGGTTCCGGTTGTGAGTAACAACCAGGACGGTGCCATGAACATCGGCAAGACAATCAGCAACGTGAACTACGAACCGAGCAGCCAGGCACCTAAGACCATGGCGGCAGAGGCTCGTGCAGTCACGACAGCGTTAGAAGGGACTGTTCAGCAGAAGCAGATCGAGAAGACCGATAACTTCAGCCAAGCCGGCAATTTCTATCGCTCTCTCGATGCCAAAGGAAAGACCAATCTCGTGCGCAACTTGGCTGCCGATCTAGGTGCTGTGCGTGACAGTGCAGTGAAGCACAAGATGCTCGCGCACTTTTACAAAGCAGACAGTGAGTATGGTATGGCCCTGACTCGCGCCGTTAAGGGAGATGAGCAACGGGTCAAACAGCTCGCGACCAAACTGTAATTTTGCCCCCGCCAGGCAGGCGGCGGGGGTAACTCGGTAAGTCCTGCAGGGCCCACTTGTTCCTGCCTGCAATCATGAACCGGGCCTTGCAGGCATTATGTTGGAGGAGTGCAGGATGGTACCTAGCCGTTTGCTGCCGAGTCTGCTAGTTGCGCTTATGGTGTTGTCTGAACCAGCCTGGGGTAGCGAGCCGACAGAAGCGGAGCAATTGCCGCCAGTCAGCTTGCAAGACTATTTCTTTGCAGCTGCTCGAAGCGGAGAGGTGACTGTACTGAATGAATTTGTTAACGCTGGCTTCCCGATTGATGAGCGTAACGTGCAGAGCTATACGGCACTGATGATTGCCGCTTATCAGGGGCAAGCTGAAGCTGTTCACTCCCTACTCAAAGCCGGAGCTGATGCCTGTTTACGTGACAAACGGGGTCATACCGCTTTGATGGGGGCGGTAATCAAGGGTGAATGGCGCATTGCTAAAACCCTTTATGCTATCGACTGTGACATGAACAGCAATCGTCGACCCGATGAGCCTGTTACCGACAAAAACACCATGACGGCAGCTCAGTTTGCCGAGCGTTTCGGGCAGGGCGAGCGGTTTCGAGCTCTGGCCACAGGTGCAGGGAAAGGCAATTCCACCGAGGGGAACTCACCCTCGATGCAATAAAGTAAGGAGAAGAAAGATGAATAACCGATTGAGTAAAGTGATGCTTGCAGCAGTACTGGTAACAAGCGTCAATGCCACCGCAGCTACAGTGACGATGAAGGATCTGGCCAGTGGGGCAGTTGTTGGGCATGTCGAGTTGAGTGAAAGTCCTTATGGCGCAGTCTTTACTCCGGCGCTGTCCTCTTTACCTGCCGGTCTGCACGGATTCCATGTGCACGCCAACGGGAGCTGCGACAGCAGTATGAAGGATGGACAAAGCGTTGCGGGGGGCGCGGCCGGTGGTCACTATGACCCCCAACAAACCGGGCGCCATGGTGCCCCCTGGCAAGATGATGCCCACAAGGGGGATTTACCACCTCTCTACGTCGATGATGCAGGTAAAGCTGTACAACCGGTGCTGGCACCGCGCCTTACCCTGGCGGAGCTGAGTGGTAAGGCATTGATGGTCCATGCCGGCGGTGATAACCACTCCGATCACCCAGCCCCCCTAGGTGGCGGTGGTGCGAGAGTTGTCTGCGGTATCATCCCATGAATATCACTTCGCGATGATAGGCGAGGTAAATGACTTGCTTGCGATCAAAGGAGCCGACGTTCTTGGGCAGGCTAATGCCCCACTGTTGCAGAGCCCGCTCGATGCTGGGCTCTGCGCACAGTAGATCGCCAGAGTCAGTGAAGGTAATCCAGCCACGGTCGAATAGCTTGTCGATGTGAGGGGAGAGCAGTAAGCCGTTGTGGCCATCCAGGCGTTCAGCGTTTTTGCTCTCACTCCAGGGTTTGATGTGGCTGGCAATCAGCAAATCCTTGTTGCTCACACCGGTTACCCGGCAGGCGTGCTCTATCTTCTCGAGCCTACTGCGGAAGAGGCCCTGACCGCGGCGCGACTTCACCAACTGCTCCTTCTCGGTCACAGGCAGCGTGGAGTGCTGGATTTCCTCGATTGCTGCTGCTTCGTCATGCTCCTGCCGCTCTTCCAATATCTCAAAGCACTTCATGCAGTAGGTGAACCGATGGTACTCGTGCTTGAGGTAGCTCCTGAGCTCTCGGAAGTTCGTTGAGCAGATTTTGAAATAGTCGTTGGTCGTGAAGTTGCCACGCTTATCTTTCGAGATAGCAGCATCCCCCGCGGAGTGGATCATCGGGTACTGCTTCATGCTCTTGGCTTTGTCCATATTGGCCACGAAGCCAGATGGGTTCTCTTCAATCCAGGCCAGATACTCCTCTTCCTTGTTATCGAAGACATGGACGTTCCAGGCGCGAGAGGATGTGGCCGCCAGGAGTTGAACTTCTGGAGCCAGTGAGAGAAGCAGCTCGCCCAGCTCGTTGCTGATGCCGGCCAGGTAGCAGCTCTGGTTCCCATCACCGTTTGCCCGCAGAGGGGAGTTCTTCAACGGGAGGAGGGGGGCAATCAACTCCATGTGGCCCTTTGGACGGATTGGCTTCTCCAGTAGTTCCCAGTCGATGCGGACTTCCCAGCCAGTTTCAGACCAAGAATCTCCGGCGCTGCCGAACTCAGAGGGCTTGGATTTCTCACAGCAGGGTGCAGCAACTAGGCCGATGGCCTTGATAAGCCCGCCGGCGTAGGAGATAACTACGTCCCCCGGCTGGGTCAGTGTGAGGTTGATATAGGTCTGATTCTTCGAGCCGTTGCGGTTAGTCTTAGGCGACCAGATGTAGCCGCCCCTAACTTCAGCACCGTACGTTTGCTTATGGTTTACCCACCAGAATGCCACTGAAATCCCCTCGAGACAGCTGACCACGGAAAGAGGGGACATGGTAACTCGAATGGTTCCATATGTAGAGAGGTGCCACCCATCGTTGATTGGCATTGAGGACAACAGCAGGCTAGCACTAAGCCCTGTGTTTAAGCGCCCGGTTTATGGTTCTCAAGGATAATACTGGAGTGCCCACATAGAACATGTATATGCCTCCAATAATCATGATAGTTATTAGAATTAATGGTCGTCCATTCAGAGCAAACAAACCCAGGTCGATTTGGATATATAATGCGAGCAACCCTAGCGCCAAGAAAATAAAGCCAAAAAAGAGATGATATAATCCAAAGAAAAAATCTATGAGTCCAACATCAAGCTTGTACTTCCCATCACTGCCCCGGATTACCTTTGGATAGAGTTTCAGAGCATTGGCAAATTGATGAAGTGTCCTTTCCCCTCCTAGTTTATTGTGTAGCATGAACACCTGATCTATCAGGGATTTCTTGGCCCTGACGCCATATACAATTTTAAAATGTTCACTCTCAATCTCTTCTTTAAGGTTCTTCTTGAAAGATGAGCTGATGTTATCACTCTTAATCGTGTTTTCCAGGTCGGTTACTCGACGCTTCCTGTGTGTATGATAAGCATCGAGTAAAGGGAGTGATTTATATATCAGGCTTGCGATGATGACTGCGATCAGAATTGCATAATTGCCTGACTGCAAATGAGCCATTGCTTTCTCTATTAACTCGAACATGAACAATCTCTTAGTCGATAAGGTGATGAGTGGAAGTAAATCATACAAGGGACTCAGATTGTTCTGAATGGTTTTGTTGTGCGTGACAGAAATTCTCAACAGTGGGTACCATTGCCAATGCCGGACCTAGACCACCCGGCTTTGAGTAACCAAAGGACCCAGACCATGACCAAAGCACATACCCGAGATCTATCTGCAGCACGCCCACGCGGCTGCGGCAGTATCCGCAGCATCAAGCCTATCGTCCCTCAGTACACTCCCGAGCAGGTTGAGCTGTTCAAGAAGCTAGTGAGCGCCCAGGAAGGAGAGGTGTTCACTACCTCTCGTCAAATTGCTGAGCTGTTTGGGAAGCGCCATGACAACGTGCTGGCTGCGATTGAAAAGCTAGAGTGCAGTAAGGAATTTGCAAAACTCAATTTTGAGTTTTGCTTTGAAAACAGTGAGTTACAGAATGGTAAGCGGCTAAAGTATTACAACATCACCAAAGATGGAATGGTCTTCCTAGTGATGGGCTTCACCGGGAAGAAAGCTGCCCAACTAAAAGAGCTCTACATCCTGGCCTTCAACTGGGCCATAGGGCAGCTCTATGATAAGCAGGAACTGCAGCAGCTCCTGCACGACTTCACCAAGCGTGAAGCAGTCTCCGTCTCCAATGGCACTTTCCATGGGCAGGGCTTGGCCCGGCGCCGTATCGAGAAGCGGGCGTTGAGCCTTGAACAAGCCCAGCTCGAAGCCAGATCCCAGCTTTCCCTTGTACTGACGGGGACAGATGCGGCATGAGCTCCTATCCCAAGTATTTCCTACGAAGCCCTGAAATCCGGTCCCGCGCTTGCCAGTTGGTCGCTGACCTGCCGGTTGACCAGGACAAGCCGCTGGTCATCGAAATCAAGGAGCTGACCCGCAGCCTGGCCCAGAACGCTCTGTTCTGGGCCGTCATGACCGACATCGCCGAGCAGGTTGTCTGGCACGGCCGCAAGCTCGCCAAGGAGGACTGGAAGCATGTGCTCAGCGCCGCCCTGTACCAGCAGGATGTTGTGCCGAATATCGACGGCAACGGCTTCGTGGTGCTTGGCAAGTCCACCTCCAAGATGACCGTGCGCGAGATGCGCGATCTCATCGAGCTGGCCCAGGCTTTTGGCGCTGAACAGGGCGTGAAGTTCGGGGATGAATCCCGCCGCGGCTTCGACTGGGTGGCCGCCTACGGGAGGGCTGCATGATCCAACTTTCCGCCCTCGATGCGTCCCGGCTATTGGGTAACAACCCCAAAGTCAGGAGTGCAGCCAACCAGGTGCGCAAGGCCCAACAAGTCACCAGCCTGCACGACAAGGTGCTGGCTCAGCTTGTCGGCTTTCCTGACCCCGCAACCGAGCTGGTATTCCACCCCAAGCGTAAATGGCGTCTCGACTTCGCTTGGCCGGCCAACATGATTGCGCTCGAAGTCCACGGCGGGATCCACTCCGGCGGCCGGCATACCCGGGGGAGGGGATTTGTAGAAGACCGAGCCAAGATGAACGAGGCTGCCTTGCTCGGGTGGACTGTCATCGAAGCCACGCCCGAGCACATCAAATCCGGCCAGTTGCGCGCCTGGCTGCTCGCCGCCTTCAACCAGGACCCCGACCAGAGGACCAACCCATGACCAACTCTATCGAAATGGCTCTGCGCCTATTCTCGCCGAAGGGGGCGCTCCACGAGCCCGCCGCCGGCAGGCAGTTCAATTCTCTGGGCCGGGACGAGTTTATTGGCGCCCTGCAGGTTGCTGCAAAAAACAACCCCCAGGGGTTCCAGTTCCTGATGGCCGATCACCTAAGTGATGAGGGGGCGATTCAGGGGCTGCTGGCCCACTTCTGCACCACTCTTGGCAGCAGTGATGCCGGCGGCATGGCCATGGCTATCCTACTGCGACGCCCTTTGCCTGAGCAGTTGGAGCGCCTAGTGCTGTCCCACCCGCATTATGACAAGGAGCGTCGCCGGGCGGCCGTGGTGATGGAGAAGGCGAAACGGGCGCACCGCGCGGGGAATGATCACGAATACCAGCGCCTGCTGGATGAGCGAAACGGGATCCTGTCCCTGGCCAATGACCACTGTGTGGCCGAGATGATGCAGTCAGGGCGCTGCCCATACTGCAGGGGAACCGGATTGCGGCCACGCCGCGGTGATGAGTGCCCAAAGTGCCATGGTACCGGGCGAGTAGTACCCGATGCTGAGTTGGTGTCGCGCCGGTTCGGCCAGGAGATGCGTCAGCATGTCGAGCGGTTGGTTGATGAGGTGATCCACCAAGCGTCAGACTTAACCAAGGTCATGGACCAGCAGGTGAGGGAAATGCGGATAGCCTGATACCTGTTGTTCAAAGATACAGTGAAAAACGCCCTTCTCAGAAGGGCGTTTCTGTTGCATAGATTTCTTACTTGATACGTACCGGCTCTTTGTTTTTGTGCTGGGTGAAGAACTCTTGCGCCTCTTGGAGCGGATCTTTCCCGCCCTTGGCGGCCAACTGCAAGTTGGCTGGAGTCTTTATCATCTCGACTACAGACAGTGATTGCAGGTGGACACGGTAGGACTCCTTGTCCTTCAGGGTGATAAAGAGGACACGTTCCTTCTCGATATCTACGTTAATCTCCATCCCCATAGGCAACCCGTACAGGAACAGGCCGGTATCTTTGGACTGGACCCCGAACAGTATGTTGTACTGATAGGTTGTCTTGTGCGCTTCGCTCTTCTCCCAGAAGATCCAAGCACTGTCTTTCTGCTCATTCAGGTTGGTAAAGGCGCTGGTGACTGACTCGACCAGTTTCGCCTTCGGAACCTCACCGAGCACCACCCCGAGTACCTTGTTCAGGATTTCCAGCACCTTATCCACCATGAGCGTGACCGCAGCATTGGACTGCTCTACTACCTGGTCGGTGAAGTTGATCACAGCCATGTCCTTGTTGCCCTTGATCAGGGTAAGTGCTTTTTGAACATCAAACCGGAGCGACTTCCCATCGGCTGTTGATACCAGAGCATCTTGGAACACCCTGGCCATCGCAAAAGCCTGTGGTGCGATCTTGGGATCCGTGATCGAGAAAATCTCGTTGAAGTTGACCTGGCCTTCGCCGGCTGAAAGTGAAACATAAATATTCCGAGTGACGATTTTTTTGGCTTTATCCACGGTGGTATTCATAGGTTCATCCTTGTGCTCGTTATGTGATTGAACTGCAGTGCTCTAAGGGGCCTGCAAGGTATATTCTTAGTTGATAGATCTATCAACTATGGTGCCCCATATGGGGGTTAAATGGATCTTTGTTTCATTTGTGGCTCCCAAGTGCTGGTGGGATTGGGATAGGCGGTCTATAGCAATTGAGTCTGTATTTGAAGGGGGGAGGGATGCAGAGGAGTGTGCTTAGGCCAATGGCTCTGAAGGTCGCTAGCTGGGGCCTTATGTATGGCGACTTTTTCGATCTACATTCAATCACCGGCATTCTTGGCGTATCTGATGCTGTTGCTGCTAGTGTGATCCTTTACCTGCGCAGACTGAGTTATATCGATACTGTGGCTGAGACTAGGAGCTGTAAGCGAGAGCCCGGCAAGAGAAGCTCCCATCGTGTTTTCATTAAAGTGATCTGCATACATCCAGAACCACCAAGCAAAGCACCACCCGCCAAAGTGGATGTCCTACGTTTGAAGCTAGCTCGTCTATCTAAGGTCATGCCTTCACCTCGAGGAGCTCGTTGAAACAGGTGGTATAGCGGGGACTGAGTTGCTCCTGCTTCATCATCCATTCCCGGGTATCCCGGCCGCGGGCCGCGAAGTAGACCTTACCCAGCCGACCATGATTGATCTTGTCGATGACCTGCATCAGCGCCTCGCTGCGCGGTGATTGCTGCTCCGCAGCGAATAGGTCTCCCTGCTGCATTTGGGCCGGTGTGAAGTCGGCCAGCATGACGCCACCCTTCTGATAACGTTGCTCATCGCGCCAGATCCGGGGAAGTAGTTGGGGGAGCAGGGCCAGCAGCGCCCGGGTATCATTGGTGGGCATGGCCAGCTTGGTGCTCACCTGGTTGCCGTAGTAGGGGGCCTTGTCGCTGAACGGGCTCGTGCGGATGAACAGGGTGACGTGGCGGCAGCACATCCCTTCCCCCCGGAGCTTCTCAGCCGCCCGCTCCATGTAGCCGGCCAGCGCCTGGTGCATAGGGCCGATCTGGGTGATGCGCTCCCCAAAGCTGCGTGAGCAGATGATCTGTTGCTTGGCTTGGGCCTCTTGCTCCAGTTCAGCACAGGGGATCCCCCGCAGCTCCTGCGCCGTGCGTTCGACCACCACGCCATAGCGGCGGCGCAGCACCTTGGGGTCAGCAGCAACCAGGTCCGCCACCGTCTTGATGCCCTGGGCCTCCAACTTGGCCGACAGCCGCCGGCCAATGCCCCACACCTCCTCGATCGGGGTGATGGCCATCAGACGAGCGCGCCGCCCTTCATCCCGGAGATCCACCACGCCGCCTGTGGCTGGCCACTTCTTGGCGGCGTAGTTAGCCAGCTTGGCCAGGGTCTTTGTCGGTGCAATACCCACTCCGACGGTGAGGCCCGTCCACTGCAGCACCCGCTCGCGGACTTGGCGGCCATACTCTGCCAGATCGCCCGCCCATCTCTCGCTCAGCTCGATGAACGCTTCATCGATGCTGTATACCTCCACCGCCGGGGCCATCCCCTCCAGAATGCTCATCACCCGCTGGCTCATGTCACCGTAGAGCGCGTAGTTGCTGGAGAACCAGACCCCGCCCATGGCCTCAAAGAACTGGCGGATCTGGAAGTAGGGGACCCCCATCTTGATGCCGAGCGCCTTGGCCTCCGCTGAGCGGGCCACCACACAGCCATCGTTGTTGGAGAGCACGACTATGGGGCGCCCCTTCAAGTCAGGCCGGAACAGCCGCTCGCATGAGGCGTAGAAGTTGTTCACATCGACCAGGGCAACAGCACTGTGTTTGTTCATGGGGTTGGCATTAGGTGCACGACACCGGTCACCACTCCGAAGATTTCCAGCTCCTGCCCCTCACTGAAATGGATGGGCCGATAGGCCCGGTTGCCAGGCAGCAGCGCTATCGATGGCTCAAGCTGCAACTCCTTCACCGTGAATTCGCCATCGACTGCGGCGACCACTACGCTGCCATGGCGCGCCTTGCGGCTGCGGTCCACGATCAGCAGGTCACCATCACGGATCCCGTGATCCACCATGCTGTCACCGGCCGCTCGAACAAAGTAGGTTGCCGCTGGGTGCGCGATGCAGAGCTGGTTCAGGTCGATGGTTTGCTCCACGTAGTCCTGGGCGGGGGACGGGAAGCCACAGGCGGCCGGGGAGAGGAACAGGGGGATTTCCAACGCCGGGGCGTCAAGGTCGGGAACTGCGTACATGTTTGGAACTCTATTGCGCTGTATATAAATACAGTATAGCTATGCTCATGATGAAGATCACCGTGCAGCGATTGGCTCTGGATTGCTTGTACTCATTTGAATAAACGCCACGAGAGCGGCAGAATGCTACACAGACTCAAAAAGATGGTGGAAGTTGCATGCTTATGTATCAGGCTTGGGAAGTTTGGGGGAAAAAGGGCTTAGTGATTGCCGGCGTGCTGGTTCTGGCGGGGGGCGTTTATCGTGTAGGTCTATACCACCCTATCTTGGATTTTATGTGGAAAACCGATAACTCAATGCTTTGCGTGACTAGTGCAGAACAAGGATTTGCCCCAAATCAAAACATCAAATATTGCAGCAAACTGTTCACGGAAAGGCAGATTGTGAGAGATGCGATTGATCCTGATTTTTATGGGTATGCGCCAGGTGCAAAGGTTCAAACTGGCAAACATACATTTCGAAAATTGTACCAAGCGCTTACTGAGCAAAATCATCAGTTCAGGGCTCAAATCCCAAATTTTGACATATGGTGGAATGAGCTTCCTATCGCAACAAAGCTGAACAGGGGGTCATGATGAGCTACAACCTCTGTTCATTATCTAAAGACGATCAGGAAAAAGTTGAAGTAGAGAAGGCCGCCTCCTATGCGGTGTGGAAGGAGCGGAACCCAGAAATCAAGATTCCAGCCGAGAGCGGGGCTGGAAACTACAAGGGGGAGATGCAAACCTACTTCCTGCAGCAAGTAGATCGGTACCGGAAGGTCAGGTAAGACTAATTATTAATATCGGCTTGAAATTTAATATTTTCCCGCTTGGCTGATTTATGTAGCATTTTATACTTTTAAAAAAATATGGTGAATTATTTAATATTATTTTCAATGCATGAGAAACAAGAATATTGACAATAATAGGCTCATAACACACTGTAGCAGTGCGCAACTATTGTGCTGTGATAATTACTGTGAGGTTTTTATGAGCGACTTCGGTTCTATTGGAATAGTTCCCGTTGATTCAACGGATGGAAGAAAAGTTTTAGGATATGTTGTTCTGGTTGATGGAGAACAGATTGGCCCAGTATACTACTCCTTAGCAGATGCAGTGACGGCTCTTATAAATATTGCCATCGAGTTAGGGCTCACTGATAGAGATTTGCGGAAGATTAACAAATACGTAAATGATATTGTTAATGAAAAAGAGAGGAAAAATGAGCGAGTTAATCAAAGTTCTATTGAACCAACGTAGTTTGCGTGCGGCATTACGTGAACTAACTTTTGAACAGCTGGCCGAGGCCAAAGAGAAGCTGGATGTGGTTTTTAAGGAACGTGAAGACGCTGAGCTCAAAGTAATGCAAGAGCAGGAAGAGCGCCAGGCTAAATTGGCCGAGTTCCAAGCAATGCTGGAGCAAGCAGGTATTGATCCGAACGAGCTACTGGGTGCAGGTGAGGGTAAAAGCGCCAAGGGGACTGCTGCTAAGCGGACTCGCGCTCCACGCCCTGCCAAGTACAAATACACCGAAGATGGTGTAGAGAAAACCTGGACTGGTCAGGGTCGCATGCCAAAGGCTATTGCAAAGGCAGTAGAAGGTGGCACAGCACTTGATAGCTTCCTGATTTGATCTATTCAACCTGAAGGCCAAGGTTCATATTTTGGCCTTCAGGTTTTTTTATTGTGCGTCATACCATGTCATAGACAAATGGTCTTGATGCTTCAAAAGTGAGCACCTTTATTGTATGGTGATTCTCATTTGAGGCAGGAGATGCCTAATGTCCAAACATGCAGCCAAGGTCGGTAACATTGGCACTGACCATGATGGTTTTTACCCCACCCCCATAACTGCAGGTTCACCTGACGTCTTCATCGATGGTATCCCTGCTGCCAGGGTAGGTGATCCCCTAGCACCACACGATAAGCCAAATCATCCTCCGCACCCTCGTAAGATAGCGTCAGGCTCATCAACGGTTCTTGTTAATGGTAAGCCACTTGCTATGACGGGTAGTGCCGTTGACTGTGGTGGGGTGATCATCGGCGCGGGAACGGTGATTGTTGGTGATCAGTTCGAGAAGGTTGAGTCTAATTTCACACCTCCCATAGTTGAGAAAGTCACTACGTTCATTTTCGCGAAGTCTAGTTCTGTCGCACCGACGACAATTGAGGCCGCCACAAGTGCGGAGCCGCTTTCAATGTTTGGCAAAGCCGTGGTGCTAGCCCCAATGCCATCAAACCCCAAGTGAGGAGTCGCAAATGACTAGCGCCATAGTAGGAAGTGCGGCGAAAGAGGTCGCGCTTGGGAGAATTTCGGGAAGTTTGCCAGCGGAGTTAGGGTCTTGGGCTCTTCGAACCAGCGGAGCAGCATCAGGCGCATTCCTGATGGCTTTTTGGCCTTCCGATATGGGAGATGGCACTCTTTACACAGATGAGCAATTGCAGGCGATGAGCCGTGCTGCGACAAGAGTTCGCTTCCGATTTATTGAGGATGAGCAGGGGCGAATGCAAGTGTATGGGATCCACACCAGCGCAGCATCTGGCATGGATTCAGTGCCTATAGTGCAGGCCCGGCAAGAAGGCAGTGCCGTTGTAGCAGTGGTTCCCGGTGGCCCCACTCTAACTTGGTACCCTGACAGCAGTGGTGAAGTGCCCGATGCTAGCAGTTACTACCCAGAGAGGGATGGCATGGATGTGTCGAACATTTTAGTTCGTCCCATCCCTGAGGCTCCAGATGCTGAGCTCGAGACATTCCCGGCCAGCGGCGATGACTTAGAAGATTGCATAATCACCTTCCCGGCATCACTGGGGATCCCCCCGCTGTATTTGGTATTCAGCAAGCCACCAGTGAAGCTTCTGGAGGTAGATACCTATCGCGGGTTTCAAGGACGTCCCAGATTGGGGTCTCATGCAGACCATATGCCGTCAGCTGCCGCTGTAGAGAAGTATTTGCGTAGCCTCTATCCCGATATGAAAGCGAAAGATGTTGAAGCCATGAAAAAAGATGTTGCGGCTCTCATCATCCCTGCATCAGTCCACCAGAAGTGCAGCGAGACTTATGGTGGTAGAAATACCCCTATGCAGATTGATAATGACTCTAAAGATTTAAGAAAGGCTGTAGATAACAATTTCAATATGGTAAAAAAGTGTTTGCTTGACGAAGGGTATAACGAAAAAGAAGTTGAGCAAGCAAGAAATAAGATGCATGAAGTTAATCAAGAGCAAGGGTGGTATTGATGACAATCAATGTTAAAGAGTTGATTAATAGCCTTGGTAAAACTTATAGCTCCTTGTTCGAAGCAGGGCAGATTCCATATAAGACTAAGCCCAAGGGGGACTCAGGCAGTCCTTTTCTTAATCTAAATATGATTAAAGAAGGGGTTATCTTAACATTTGATCGAAGCACAACATCTTTGATTGAGATAGGTTTGACACTTATTGAAGAAGGTAAGACGGGATATATTTTTCCAAATGAACTACCATCACCGTTGAAGCAAGATATGTCACGAGTGGAGGTAAGGGCTGAGTTTGGAGAGCCAAAATACTTCCATCCACCATTTAAGATAATTAAGAAAAAGTATGGTGGTGTTGATTATTATGAGCTTAAAAAAGGTAGCAGGAATACAATGATGTTACTGCACTATAATCTAGAGCAAAAAGTAACAGATATCACATTTAAGCCTGTAGATGGATTTGAATGGAAGCCACTTTCTCCTGCTCAATTATTATGATTTGGGGGACGACGCAAAGATTTCCGCTTGGAACATCAAGCCAGTGACCCAGGGGAGTCGGGAGGGCTATTCTAGTGCTAAGAGCGGCGCTGTGATGCGAATGCTGAGCTGGTTACGTGGGAAAAGGCAGTCTCCAGAGCCCTTGGATATGAAGGCTATCTTTAGGGGAAGTGGTTTCTCTGAAGTGCCACATCAATATTATGATGAATACCCCACTCCTATGCCGCCTGATACAGGAATTGATGCTTATCTAGTGCGCTTCCTTGCATCTGAAAGTAGTTTGGAAAGGCTCATCAAGACACTCGCTCAGATAGGATATCGGGTTCTCCCTGAGCTGGATACACAGGTTATAGCGCGTTCAGGGGACCACTTAGGTAAGAAGGTGATGCTATTTCTGCACCCCTCATTTGCGGGAACGATTGTCTCGTTTGCAAGTGATGACCTTGATGTGCTTGATGCTCTCCAGCAGACCAGGTTAGAGCCACCTCTTCCGGCAGATTCATTCCCATGGATTGATCCCGAAAGCTTGGGGTCTCTACAGGGAGACATGGAATACTGGTGGACGTATTTTTGGTTACCTTTCTGGCTGTCGTTAAGCCAAGAGAAACAGTCTGTTTTGGAACTTGAGCCAGAATGGCGTGAGTTCATTGAAATGCATCTACCCCATGATACTCATGCATCTGCAGGTTGAATCGCTGCCGCCCCAGCGTTAGTATTGCTCCAGCATGGCCAGAGTCTCACCGACCCTGGCCTTTTTCATTTCTGGCCCGCCTCGTGCGGGCTTTGTCGTTTCTGGAGGGGCGATGACGCCTGACAAGGATCCACAGAACTACAGCGTGCTCGCCTATCTGGCATTCGGCGGGCTGAGCGTATGGGGAGGGCTTGTGACCTACATACAGACAGTGAAACGCGAAGGGCGGCAATTCCGCTGGGCGGAGGCGGCGCTGCAGGTTGTGGTGTCAGGCTTCGCCGGGATGCTGACCATGTTGCTGAGCTGGTATATCGCCGCTCCGCTGCCGGTGTGTGGCTTTATGGCTGGGCTGGCTGGTCTGATGGGGTCTAAGGCCCTGGAGATTTACGAACGCCGGGCGACCGGCTGGATGACTGGGGGGAAAGAGTAATGGCACAGCGTTGGGTTGAAGAGGCCCGCCGGCATATCGGGCTGACGGAGATCAAGGGGCCGCAGCACAACCCCGAGATCGTGGCGATGTGGAAAGCAATCAAGCGGGGCGGCATCCGTGATGATGAAACCCCGTGGTGTGCCGCCTTTGTCGGGGCATGCCTGGAGCGTGTTGGCATTCAGTCCACCCGGTTCGAGGGGGCGCGCTCCTATGCCTCCTGGGGGGAGAAGCTGGAAAAGCCTGTTGCAGGTTGTGTGGTGGTGTTCTCCCGGGATGGTGGCGGGCATGTCGGGTTCGTAGTGGGGCAGGACAAAGCCGGCAATCTGCTGGTGCTGGGCGGTAACCAGGCGGATGCCGTGAACGTGAAGGCTTTTCCGCGCTCCCGGGTGACAGCATACCGCTGGCCAGCCGGCGAACCAGTACCGACGGGTGAGCTGCCGGTGATGGCCGCGGCCGAGTTCTCGAAGTCAGAGGTATAGGCGAAAGCCTTGCCAATATCGCCGGGCGACCGGTAACAGCAGAGAGGAGAGCGCGATGGAGCACATCGTAGAGGTGGTCATCAACTGGATTGTCATCCTGATGGCTGTAGTGGGCGGCGCGTCCATGGTGGTACAGGGGCTGGCCAAGATCGCAGCCGTCACCCCGTCCACCCGGGACGACGAGGTTATCGGAAAGGTGCAAGCCTTTCTGGTCGGCCTGACCAAGGTGCTGGACAAGCTGGCAATGAACCTGCCGGCTGAGAAGGCGAGGAAGCAATAGCATGAACGGTCTGCTCGAACTGCTCGATATTCTAACGGCCCTTCTGGGCCGTTGGCTTAAGCAGGAGAGGGCAAGGGAGGTGCAGGAAAACCATGACAAGAATCATGCTGATCCACAAGGGCGCTTTGCTGAGCGCTTCGGTGCTGCTTCTGGCCAGTTGCCAGTCGGCCCCGAGTCAACCAGCAAACTGCCCGCCACCAAGTCCCAGGCTGACATGGAGCCCCGCCAATAACGGCGGGGTTTGTCTTTCTGGGGAATCCACAGCTGACCTACTGGACTATCTCGATGCACTGGAGCGATGCAGTGGTTAATGGCATTACCGTGACCGGGGTGATCACCAACGTGGTGAAGTATGACGGCCGTCATGCCCTGGTCGTCCTGAACACCGGCGTCTCCGTTGTGGTACCGGCAACACATGAGCCAGTACCTGGTGATGCCATCGTTGAAGGCGAGCTATCTCTCTAAATGGCAAAGACCGACTGGGCACAGCTCAATGCAGAATTCCTGCAGGAGCACGAAGCGACCGGCATCAGTGCAAAAGACTGGTGTGACAGCCGCGGCCTGAACTACAACTCGGCGCGTCGCTATTTGAAATCTCGGGGGCAATCCCCTGCACAACCTGAAAAATCTCGCGTAGCTGCGCAATCTGCGCAATCCGAAGTGCGCAAAACTGCGCAATCTGCGCAAAGTGCGCAAAGTGCGCAAGCCAAAGGGAATGAGGCCAAGGCCAAAGGGGGAGAGGGAAGAGGGGAGAGGTCCTCCGCATCCCCACACACCTCGGCAGACTCAGCCCAGAACCCGAAAACAAACGGCCGGGACAGCAGCGGCCGCTTCACCGAGGGCAACCCTGGCAACCCCAACCCGGTCACGAAGTGGAAGCCCGGCGACCGGCCGGCGTTGACCCACGGCGGTTATGCCAAGTTCCTCGATGCCGAGGAGCTGTTCGACCAGGCCCGCGAACTCCAACTACGTGATGAGCTGGAGTTCACTCGGGCGCGCGTTATCTCCGTCACCAAGCTGCTCAAGGGGCTGCAGCAGGACCTGGTCACCGCCACTGAGATGACCGACCGGATCGCGCTCTATGACAAGATCCTGAAAGCCGAGCAGGCCCTCGACCGGAACATTCAGCGGATTGAGTCCATCGAGCGGACCTTGAGCGCCCTGATGGTTGATGCCGTTAACGTGCCAAAGATCGAGGAGGACACCCGCCGCATCCGGGCTGCGACTCGCAAGCTGACCGCCGAGGCCGACCGACTCGAGAAGGATGGCGGCAGCGAGGCCACGCCCGTCAGTGAGATGCTATCGGAGCTCCACGACATGGGGACTGGTGGGCTGATGAGCGGTAACCAAATCTGATAAGATTGCTCAAAGTCTACAGGCGGGGGAAGCTCATGGTTGATGATGTAGAACACCAGTATCGTAAAAATCTAATGATAGTTTCGTCTATAATGTTGATATATTCGGTTGCCGGTGGTGAGTTTGGTGGTGACATAACGCTATCAGGGATACCGATTAGATTTAAAAGCCCGCAGTATATAGAGTGGCTTGGATTGGTAATAATGTATTTCCTGTGGTGGAGGCATTGGCTGGTCTCTGAGTCGATAAGGGATAGAATGAAAATGCTCGTCATGGGGCGCCTAGTGTTAAGTGCCTGGAGTGTCATGAATATATTTCGAGAATTCCTTCCTAGGCGCAAAGTGACGGTAAACCCAGAAGGCTGTTGCCTAACTTCAGATAATAAATGGATGAGGCCGGTTGGATTTGGTGATGGAAAATACACATTGTCAGACCTTAGGGTGTTTTCAATCGCACCGGTAGAAGTGTTTTTCGGACCAGAAGTTGAAAAAGTGATTAATCATCTTAATGGTGACCGTAAATATGACTTTAGAACGGCGTACAGAATGAATCTATTTCGTACAAAATGTAGTGTTTTTATCGATTATTGCAGAAGTTATGTTCTATGTGCATTAAGGGAACCTTCATTTGGTGATGGGCTTTTACCATCAATAATCGTTGTCGCGTCTACTATCGGTTTTATATTAAATAAACTTTGAGATAATTCGATTAACAACCCGCTTCGGCGGGTTTTTTATTGCCCGGAGATCCCCAATGACCGAACTCGATATCTCCGCCATGACTGAGCAGGAGCAGATGGCCTACATCCGCTCGAAGCTCAGCGATAAGTGGTGGCGGATGAACAACCTCTACATGATCGAGAACGAGCAGGGCCAGCTGGTGCGCTTTCGCTTGCGCCCGGCGCAGGAGCTGCTGTTCAAGACCATGTGGTGGCTGAACATCATCCTCAAGGCCCGCCAGCTGGGATTCTCCACCGCCATCGACATCTACCTACTGGACGAGGCGCTGTTCAACAAGAACATCAAGTGCGGGATCATTGCCCAGGACCTGACGGCCGCCGGCGAGATCTACCGCACCAAGATTGAAGTCCCGTTCGATAACCTGCCGGGGTGGCTCAAGGCCCAGTTCAAGGTGGTGACCCGGCGCGGCGGGGCGAATGGCGGGCACATCCTGTTCCGGCATGGCTCCAGCATCCAGGTGGCCACCTCGTTCCGGTCCGGTACCGTCCAGCGCCTGCATGTCTCCGAGCATGGGAAGATTTGCGCCAAGTACCCCGAGAAGGCCAAGGAGGTGCGTACCGGTACCTTGCAGGCGATCCACCCGGGCGCCGTGGCCTTCATCGAGTCAACAGCAGAGGGCGTGGGCGGCGACTTCCACGCCATGAGCATGAAATCCCTCGAGCTGGCCAGGGCCTCCGGTGAGCTCAGCCAGCTCGACTGGAAGTTCCACTTCTTCGCCTGGTGGCAAGACCCCAAGTATCGCGCCGACGTGCCGGCATCCGGCGTGGTGATGAGCAAGACCCAGGCGGAGTATTTCGCCGCGGTCGAGAAGGCCATGGGTTGCGCCATCACCGACGAGCAGCGGCAGTGGTACGTATTGAAAGAGTCCACTCTGGGTGCCGAGATGAAGCAAGAGTTCCCCAGCACGCCGCTGGAAGCTTTCCTGACCTCTGGGCGCCGGGTGTTCGACCCCATCCATACCATGGATGCAGAGGGCGATTGCATGGCCCCGCTCATCGTCTACGACATCGACCCGGTGACCGGCAAGCGGGAGAAGGCCCGCAAGCCAGAGAAGCTGGACGAGCGGGGGCAGCGCTCGCTCGAGAACATGCTGCTGGTCTGGGAGCTGCCAGACCCCGACGAAGATTACGCCATCGGCGCCGACGTAGCGGAAGGGCTGGAGCACGGCGACCGCTCAAGCTTCGATGTGAATGCTAAGAGCGACGGCCGGCAGGTGGCCCACTGGTTCGGGCACCTCGATCCCGGGTTGTTTGCCCAGCTGCTGGCCCACGTCGGCAGGTTCTACGGCACTGCAGAGTATGGCCCGGCCTACATCGGCCCGGAGCGCAACAACCACGGTCACGCCGTGCTGCTCAAGCTCCGTGAAATCTACCCTACCCGGCGCATCTACACCCAGGAGCACCTCGACCGGGACCGCGACGATGAGACGCCGCGCCTCGGCTGGCTCACCACCCGGCAGTCCAAGCCGATCCTGGTTGATGGCCTCAAGGCCCTGCTGCGTGCCGGGCAGTCCGGGATCCGCTGGATAGGCACCATTCATGAGGCCACCACCTACGTCTACGACAAGAGCGGCAGCATGAACGCCCAGGACGGCTGCTACGACGACCAGCTGATGAGCTACATGATTGCCCAAGAGATGTGCGCCCGGATGCCGGCCCGCATCGTCAAATCCGACACCTCCCGCAAACCCAAGCACTGGATGGCCAACTGATGATCAACGCCCAACCCAAGGCCCCTGAGAAAGGTGGCCTCGATACCCCGCGACTGCTCAAATTGATGAGCGATATAAACGGCCAGCCTGACTGGCGCTCAATGGCGAACAGAGCTTGCGCCTACTACGACGGGGACCAGCTGCCACCTGAGGTGGTCAAGGTGCTCAAGGAGCGGGGCCAGCCCATCACTATCCACAACCTCATTGCCCCGACCATTGATGGCGTGCTGGGGATGGAGGCCAAGAGCCGCACCGATCTGATGGTGATCGCCGATGACCATGACGATGAGCTCGAGCAGCTGGCCGAGGCCGTCAATGCTGAATACGCCGACATGTGCCGCCTGGGCGGACTGGATCGTGCCCGTGGTGAGGCCTACGGCGGCCAGATAAAGACCGGCATGGGCTGGGTGGAGGTCTGCCGGCGCGATGACCCGTTCGGCCCGCGCTACAAGTTCAGCAACGTCCATCGTGATGAGGTCTATTGGGACTGGCACAGCCGGGAGCCTGACTTGAGCGACTGCCGCTGGCTGATGCGCCGCCGCTGGGTCGATCTGGATGAGGCCAAGACCATGTTCCCGAGCAAGGCTCAGGCGTTGGAGTGGGGCGTGAATGACTGGGCAGGGGTTGTCAGCTTGAGCGCCATAGAGGGGCTCGACCCCAACCTGGTCAGCGCTTACGACGAATGGAGCCAGTTCAGCGGCAAGGAAGTCGAGTGGTGCAGCCGAGAGCGGGACCGGGTGTTGCTGCAGGTGGTCTACTACCGCACCTACACGATGCGTCAGGTGCTGATGCTCGATTCTGGCCGGGCGCTGGAGTACGACAAGACCAATCAGTTGCACCTGGCCGCGCTCGCCATGGGCCGGGCCAGGCTGGAACGCTGCCCGGTTGCCGTGATCCGGGAGTCCTGGTTTGTCGGCCCCCATCATCTGGTTGACCGTCCCTGCACTGCCCCCCACAACATGTATCCGCTGGTGCCGTTCTGGGGATACCGGAAAGACCGCACCGGCGAGCCATACGGCCTGATTGCCCGCGCCATGCCGGCACAGGATGAGGTGAACCTGCGCCGTATCAAGCTCACCTTCTTGCTGCAGGCCAAGCGCGTCATCATGGACAAGGACGCCACGAACATGAGCCGGGATGAGGTGTTGGAGCAGGTGGAGCGCCCGGATGGCTATATCGAGCTCAACCCGGACCGCGCCAACAAGACCAGCGTGAGTGATGCCTTCAAGGTGGAGCAGGACTTCAACGTGGCGGCTCAGCAGTTCCAGGTGATGCAAGACTCGGTGAAACTGATCCAGGACACCATGGGGGTTTATGCGGCCTTCTTGGGACAGGGCTCAACCGGCCAGTCAGGGGTGGCCATCAGCAACCTGGTAGAGCAGGGCGCCACGACTCTCTCCGAGATCAACGACAACTACCGGATGGGTTGTCAGCAGGTGGGGCAGCTGGCTCTGGCATACCTGCTGGAGGATATGGCCAACAAGCGCAACTACAAGGTGACGGTGAACCGTGACGATCCGCGCCGGCGCAAAGCGGTGGTTCTCAACGTGGAACAAGAGGACGGCAAGCTGACCAACGATGTGACCAGGCTGCGAGCTCATATCGCCCTGGCACCGATCCAGCAAACCGCCGCTTACAAGCAACAGCTGGCCGAACGGATGACCCAGGCTATGGCCCAGTTGCCACCAGAAGCTGCAGCAGCGTGCTTTGACCTGCTGGTCGAGCTGATGGATGTACCGCGCAAGGCCGAGTTTGTGGAGCGGATCCGCAATGCCCTGAACATCCAGAAAGACCCGGAGGAAATGAACGACGAGGAGCGTGCCGCAGCTGAGCAGCAGGCCCAGCAGGCCCAGATGCAGCAGGAGCTGGCAATGCGCGAGATGCAGGCCAAGCTGGCAGAGTTGGAGGGCAAGGCCGCCAAGTGGCAGGCAGAGGCTCAGCGCATCACTAAGCTGACCGACTCCATCCGCTTCGAAGATGCCCTCAAGCAGGCCCAGACCGGTAAGACGTTGCAGGAGATGGAGCAACTGGCCGCAGAGCAGCAGGTGATACAAACCGAACAGGCAGCCCTGCAGGCTCAGCTGTTGGACACCATTCAGCAGCAGATAGACGCGATCGCGCTCTGATAGTTGCTTTCCTCATCGCCCAGCGTTACGATTTCTCCAACATGGCCCAGTCTCTCGAGATTGGGCCTTTTTCGTTGGTAGAAATGACAGTAGAGCCTGCCTTCCATCTTCGGTACTGTCTCATTTGAGTGTAGCAACTCCCGTGTTTATGCCATTGCCCGCCTTCCGCGGGCTTTTTTATAACCAGCCTCGAGCTGGTTTTTTTGTGCCCAGCCCCAGCCGGGGAGCGCTCTTTCAGAGAACCTTCCCCCGCTTGGGCAGCGATACCACCCACTGAAAACCCACGAGGACAACCATGGATACGAACATCGATAACCTGACCGGGACTGAAAGCCTGGACGAACTGGAAGCCATGCTGGAGGCGATCGAGCGCGAGCCCGATGCCGAGCTGGATAATGGCACTGGCACCAAGCAAACGGACGTAGAGCAACCCGCGCCGTCGGCGGGCGAGGTGGCAGCCGGTCACGAACAAGCCAGCACCGAGCAGGGCGGTGAAGGGGCCACGGAGCCTGAGAAGGTGATCCTGGCCAAGAATGGTCAACACACAATCCCGTATGAAGTGCTGGAGCAGGCGCGCAATGAAGCCAAGCAGCTGCGTGAGCAGTTGGCGTTATCGCAGCAGGCCCAGGCTGAACGGGACAAACTGCAGGCGCTGATGGAGAAGCACGGGATCAACCCCGATGTGGACCCCGACGACATCAGTCAGGAGGAGCTCGAGCAGCTGGCGCAGGACTACCCGGATCTCGGCAAATCCATCGCAGCCATTGCTCGCAAGCTCCAAAAGCTGGAGCCACAAGCAGCACCGCAGCAGGTTCAACCCGCACTCACCCCGGTGCAGGCCGCACTGCAGGCGGTACCTGACCTGGTGAGCTGGCGGGAACAGGACCAGGACCGTTTCGACTTCGCCATCATCGTCGATGAAAAGCTCCAGGCTGACCCCGCGTGGCAAGCAAAGTCGCTGGATGAGCGATTCGCAGAGGCTGCTCGCCGCACCAAACTGGCCTTTGGCGATGCCGTGGACACTGTGCCACCTCCCGCTAAGGCACCCAGCAAGGAAGCGGAAAAGCCTGCTGACCACATCCCGTCCAGCCCATCAGCCTTGGGCCAAACCCATCACGCGCCGGCTACCGGTGTTGAACGTTATAGCGCCATGTCCCAGACCGAGCTGGTCGGGGAGTTCGGCAGCATGACCGACGCCCAGATTGACGCCCTGCTGGAACAGTCCGGGCTTTAACCCACAACCCATCTATACAAGCCAGCCCCGACCACTGCGTCGGGGTTTTTGTTTTCATGTAGGAGAGGATCATGACCCAAGTCACCTCGGCGCAAGCCAACAAGATTATGCAGGCCGCCCTGTTCACGACGGCCAACCGTTCCCACTCGCTGGTGAACATGCTGACCGAAGAGGCCCCCAAGGGCGCCAAAATCAACGGCGGCAAGCAGACCAGCGCCGGCGCTCCGGTGGTCCGCATCACCGATCTCAGCAAAGGGGCGGGCGATGAAGTAGATATGCAGCTGTTCCACCAACTGTCTGGCCGCCCGACCATGGGTGACAAGAAGCTGGCTGGACGTCTGGAGAGCATGTCCTTCGCCGACTTCTCGCTCAAGATCAACCAGACCCGCCATGGTGTGGATGCCGGCGGCAAGATGAGCCAGAAGCGCACCAAGCACGACCTGATCAAGACGGCGCGCGTGCTGCTGGGGGATGGCTACTACGGCCGCCTGGTTGACCAGCGCGGCTTTGCCCAGCTGGCCGGTGCTCGCGGCGATTACTTGGCACCCGACATCATCCTGCCGCTGGCTGATGATTCCGAGTTCTCGGAGATCATGATCAACCCGCTGACCGCGCCGACCTACGAGCGCCACTTCTTCGGCGGGGATGCTACCACCTTCGAAGCCATTGACGCCGCGGACCGGTTCAACCTCGGCTGCGTGGACAACATGGCGCTCTATCTGTCCGAGATGGCCAACCCCATCCAACCGATCCGCATGGTGGCAGACCCCTCCGGCGGCGAGCCGCTCTATGTGCTCTACGTCACCCCGCGCCAATGGCACGACTTCTACACCTCCAGCTCCGGAAAAGACTGGAATGCCATGCTGGCCGCGGTGGCAGAGCGCGCCAAGGGCTGGAATCACCCCATCTTCCGTGGTGAAGGTGCGATGTGGCGCGGCATCCTGGTCAAGCAGTACAAGGGCATGCCGATCCGCTTCAACCAAGGCAGCTCCGTCAAGGTGTGCGCGACCAACTCCGCGACCGGGGTGGAAGTGGACAAGGTTGCCGGTACCACCATCGACCGCGCGGTGCTGCTGGGTGGCCAGGCGCTGGCCAATGCCTTCGGCTCTGGCGAGCAGGGTGGCTCCTTCGGTATGCACGAAGAGAAAACCGACCACGGCAACGCGACCGAGCTCTCCATCAACTGGGTGTCCGGTTTGCAGAAAATCCGCTTCAAGCAGCGCAACGGCAACATCCAAGACCATGGCTGCATGGTGCTGGATACCGCAGTGAGCCCCATCGGCCGCTAAGCCCTAAACCAGAGGGGGTAAGCGCCCCCTCCCTGTTTATCAGACCCAATAAGGAGCCATGTCATGGCCAAAACTACCCTGATCGCCAAAGCGTACCGCTGGTTTGTCGGTGCGTTCGGCAACCTTTCCATCTCTCCTACCCTGGTGGCCAAGTTGGCGGCGGTACCGGCCGGCGACGTCGTCGCATTTGGCGACAAAGTGGAGCCCAACCTGAAAGTGGTGGGAGTCACGATGTTCAGCACTGCGCTGGGCGCGAGTACCACTATTACGGCCAAGATCGGCGACACCGTCATCATCAACGCCGAAGGCACGGTGACGGCGGTGGCCAAGTACATTCCGGTTGACGACCTGCTGACGGCACCTGACCAGGAGATCACCCTCACCATCGGCGGTGGTGCGGCAACGGGAACCGTCAAGCTCAAGCTGCACTATGAGGTGATCGGCAACCTGTAAGGCTGCCCGTCACGCCCGGCCCTGCGCCGGGCTTTTTCATTTCTGGATTGGAGATATTGCTGTGAGTGACAAAATTGCCGTGGTTTATATCGGCGACAAGCCGAGCAAGAAAGACACCGTCACCGGATCCCGCCTGGTGTTCCCGCGCCACACCGCCGTTGATGTGGAGAGCCACATCGCCATGCAGTTGCTGGAGTTCCCCACCGTCTGGATCCGCCATGACGCACTGGCGGATGAGCTGGAGCGGCAGGTGGCCATTGCCAAGGCAGAGGCCGATGAGCAGGAACGCCTTGCTGCAGAAGCAGCCCGCCTGGCCGAAGAGCAAAGCTTTGTGGTCGGCGACCGCGACCTCACTAAGATGACCAGCGCCCAGCTGGCGACCCTGGTGGAGGGGGAGGACTTGCAGGTTGAGCCGCAAGCCCCTCAAGAGAAGGTGGGTGACTACCGGCTGCGAGTGCGTGACGCCCTGAAAGACAAGCTGGCGGCTGGCCAGGAGGGGTAATCATGCAGATGGTGCCCCGCGAGCAGTTCCTGCCTACCGTCAGGCTGCACATCACCGGCCCGCTCGAGATGCTGCTGGAGGAGGCCGTAACCGAAGCGGCGATCACCTTCTGCCGAGAATCAGAGCTGATCACTCTCGATCGCCTCCTTCCTAGCGCGTCAGCCGGTAGCCTGGAAGCGGTGTGCAATGTGGACGGGGTCACCTCCTGTAATGTGCTGCATCTCACCGGTGCTGATGGCGTGCCACTGGACTCCGGGCGTGACTACTTCGCCTTATCCGCAAATGAGTTGAGCATCCTGACCGACCTCAATGATGTACGGATCTGGTACGTGGCCGCCCCGGTAAAAGGCGCCAAGGAACTACCAGCACAGCTCTACACCGACCACTCAGAGGCCATTGCCCACGGCGTGGCCGCACTGCTTTACGCCCAGCCTGACCGCCCCTGGTCTGATCCAAAGCGTGCCAACTACCATCGCGCCGAGTTTGTTGAAGGGTGGCGACGAGCCGGCCGGTTCAGGAAACAGCACAGCGCACCGACTCAAGTTGAGTTCTACAACCCGCCCCGCAAACACAGCTTTTTCTAAGGAGTCGCCATGGCTACCGTGTCCATTGCAACCATCATCAAGCGGGTCAACACCCTGCTGGTCGATCCCACTTTTACCCGTTGGCCCAAACAGGAGCTGCTGGACTACTACAACGACGCCACCAAGGCGATCGTGCTGGTTCGCCCTGACGCCCACACCAAGAACGTCGAGTTTATCTGCGCGGCCGGTACCAAGCAGGCGCTGCCAGCTGATGCCCTGCGCCTGATTGAAGTCTTGCGCAATGCCAACGGCAAGGTGGTTCGCTTCGTGCCGCGCAAGGCGTTGGATGACAGCTACCCAGATTGGCACTCCGGCAAGACAGCGACATCAGTTGATAACTACTGCTATGAAGATCGCGATCCCAAGACCTTCTATCTGCATCCCGGCCCGGCCGAAGCGGTCAAGGTGGATGTGATCTATTCGGTCGCCCCGCAATCCAAGCAACTGGCCGATGTGGAGAACACCAACACGCCGGCGCTGGCCGACCTGGATGATATCTACATCAACCCGATCATCGACTTCATGCTCTACCGCTGTTTCTCCAAGGATGCCGAGTACGCCGCCAACAGCAATCGTGCTGCCGGCCATTACAACGCATTCCTGCAGCAGCTGGGTGAGAAAACCCAGGCTGACGCCAATATGGAAGCCCGCCAGCAGGCCGGCTTTAACCGGGTGACAGGTCAGTAAGGGGGCGCATAGATGGCAGGATTGTGGAAGCGTGACGGCACTGTAGCTGTCACCAGCGGCAGCAAGAAGGTGACCGGCACCGGAACCACCTTCGCAGATGCCAAGAACGGGGTGGCCAAGGGCCACCTTTTTTGTATGACCACCGGGGCAACGGTTGACCTCTATGAGGTCGATTATGTGGTTTCCAACACCGAGCTGTTCTTGGTGCAGGCGTTTCGTGGGGTTACCGGTACCGGCAAAGCCTACGAGGTGATCACCACCTTCTCTGACTCTATCCCGGAGTTTGCCCGCAAGCTAAATGCCTCGCTGTCCTACTACCAGGGCCAATCCGACATGGTGCAGCAGCTGTTTACCAGCGATGCGGCCGAAATCACTGTGACAGCCCCCGATGGCACCACCCACAAGTTGGTCCCATGGAAGCGGGTGACCAGCGATGGCGAGGGCCAGGCCGCCCGTGCCAAGGTCGAGGCAGACCGCTCCAAGACAGAAGCAGATCGCTCCGGCGCCGAGGCCGACCGGGCGGCGGGGATTGTGGCTGCTGCCGCGCTCCCCCTGCCCGATGTGTGGGCGCCGCTCTCTGACAGCCTGCGCCTCATCACCGGCTATGGTCGGGATGTACTGGTCGGGTCGGATGTGGTGGCCAGGATGGTGAATTTCAGCCGCAGCACCACAGCAACCTACATTGGCAAGGATGGTCAGCTGAAAACCGCTGCTGCGAATGAGCCGCGATTTGAGAAGGAGGGTTTGCTGATTGAGGGGCAGAGCGTAAATATAGTTACAAACTCCAATGTGTTTACTCCATATGGTACTGGGGCCACCAAGGTAGATAATCAGCCCGGGCCGTTTGGTGCGAACGATGCAACAAGAATCGACACGGTTAATGCATACACTGGGACAAACCAAACTCTACCATCCTCTCTCGTTGATGGTGCTGTTTACACCACTTCTGTGTGGTTGCGTGGAGCCGTTGGAGGGGAGGCTGTTCGCATTGGAATTCACAACTCAACCGTCGGATTAGGGGTAACATTAACTACAGAGTGGAAGCGCTATTCGATAACTCAAACCCGCTTCGCTGGAACAAACTCTGCGTTTGTTATTCAAGCTGTGAACGCGACAACATCATTTTTTGTCTACGGCGCCCAGTTGGAGGCCCTGCCGTTCGCCAGCTCCTATATCCCAACCGCTGGTGCAGCAGTGACCCGTGCGGCTGACAAGGCTTGGCTCAATGTGGCAGGCAACTTGATCCCACTCAGCGTCATAGCTCTGGAATTCAATTCCATCGCGCCATCTTCGTTCTATCAGGCGCCCAACCTGACTCGCTATATTGTCCAGGCTGGCGATGGCACCGGTATTACTGCCTATCTTGGCCGCTTCACTACACAGTTTGAAGACTCTGGTGCCGCGCAGGGAGCAATCATTCAGCAAGGTAGAATAGTTGTTGTTGGTGGTGTGTCTGGTGGAAAAGCAACAATCCGTTCCGGTGCTGCGTTGTCTAGCGGCTTAGCCATAAAAGGATTCAAACCCACAGAGCTCTACCTGTGCAACGCAAGCGTGGGTTCCGCAGATCGTCAAGCGTTCGGGCATGTGAGAAACCTGCGAATTTATCATCGTGACCTGACAGCTGATCAATATAAGGCGGTGGCAGCATGACAGACTTCATCGACCTAAACCTCAAGGCGGCCGATAAGGCCGCCATGACCAAGGCGCTGCTGGCCGCTGGCTTTATCAAAGACCCAGAGAGCGGCACCCTCTATCACCCCACAGCCTCGTTGCAGCTGCTGCCGCCTGGTATGGTTACCCGCCCCACAGCCGTGATGGATGAGGAGGGCCTACCGGTGCGCGAGCCTGTACCGGGCTATCATGCCAACGTTCGCACCACTGACGCCGAAATGGCCGCCGCGCTGGCGCCGGTGGCCGTGGTGGTCGAAACCCCGCAATATGTCTGGGCATCAGATCAGACTGGTATGTGAGTCTTGCCTCCTGGCGCTGTCAGCGTTAGGATTTACCCATCATGGCCCGCTCTATTCTGAGTGGGCCTTTTTGTTTCCTGCCCTCCGAGAATCCCATGTCAGCCATTGATATCGTCACCATGCGAGGTGTAACGCCGCGTGTGGAACCTCACCTTTTGTCTGATGAAGTGGCCGTGGTGGCCCGCGATTGCCATTTCGATCACGGCGTAATATCACCCCTCGAGGAGGATGTGAGCGTCGGAGTGGTGTTGCCAATCACACCAAAGACCCTGTTTCGCTATGGAGATCACTGGTTCGCATGGAACAAGGTGGTTGAGGCCATCCATTCTCCAATCGCCCAGGATGGGTATCAGCGCGTCTACTACACCGATGGGGAATATCCCAAGGTGACCCATGCTCAGATCGCCACTGGCGGCAGCAACAAGCCGACAGCCTGGTATCGGCTTGGGGTGCCTGCACCAGGCGTTCCGGTAGGGATTGGCGCTATCACGCCGCCAGAAGGCGGCAAGGATGACGACATTACCGATGACGAGACCCGCTACTACGTAGATACCTACGTGACCGCCATGGGCGAGGAGGGGCCACCAGGACCTGCTAGCGGCAAGGTGGCGATCCCCATCCCAGGGTCAACGGTGACGCTGGCGTTATCCCCCCCGCAGTCGCAGGACAACAACATCACCAAGCGCAGGATCTACCGGTCTGTCTCCGGTGGCGGCCTAGCTGACTACTTGCTGGTCGCAGAGCTGCCTATTGCGCAAACTTCATTTGTAGATAGCCGCGCTGATGGTGAACTTGGTCCTGTCTTGGAGACTTACGATTACGCTCCACCTCCAGCGGCTCTGCGTGGCCTCTGCCAGATGGCCAACGGCATGTGTGCCGGGTTCGCTGGCAACTCTCTCTACCTATGCGAGCCATACCTTCCCTATGCCTGGCCGGAGAAGTACCGGCTGACCACAGAGCACGACATCGTGGCGATCGCCGCTATCGATACAGCGCTGGTGATCGGCACCAAGGGTTATCCCTACCTGGCGCAGGGGGTGAGCTCTTCTTCGGTGACAAACCAGAAGCTCAGCCAGCTGCCACAGGCGTGCATCAGCGCCAGCTCCATGGTGTCTATGGATGGGGTGGTGCTCTATGCCTCGCCGGATGGACTAGTTGGGATTGGCGCCAGCGGAGGGCAAGTGGTGACCGAGCAGGTGATCACTAGCAAGCAGTGGCGGGCCATGAAGCCGGAAACTCTGCGTGCCTGGCATCACGATGGCAAGTACGTCGGCGTGACAGACACCCACGCCTTTATCTTTGATCCAAAGTCGGGCGACCTGCGCGAGTTGACCAATCGCTGGGATGCCGCCGTCTCTGACATGGAGAGCGACAGCCTATTTGTAGCCAAGGGGCGTGATCTGCATATCTGGCGTGGCGGCGAGGCTGGAAATGGCCAGCTTGTCTGGCGTTCAAAGGTCTTCATGGTTGTCGGTGGTGCGTCCTATGGGTGCTGCAGGATCCTGGCCTCGGATCTTAGCAAGGTCGGGGTGCGGTTGTTTGTAGACAATCAGCAGGTGATGGAGCTGTCCCCTGGCAACCTGACTGCCAGTGCCTTCAGGCTTCCGCCAGTGCGTGGTCGGTGGTGGCAAATCGAGGTGTTTGGCACCTCCACTGTGCGGCGTATCACGTTGGCGGGATCGATGGCGGAGTTGATGTAATGGCAAAACCTGCATACCGGGCCGGGCGGGACCCGGCAGCGACCGCCGAAAACGTGGAGCTGCTTACCGGGCAGCGAGGCAACAAGCTGGACAAGGCGGTAACGCTGAGAGAACTGACAGAGCTTGGCTTGGCCACTCTGCGCCCTGGGGCCGGTGGTGCCTACAACCCAGGCAAGAACCCGGACCTTTTCCCGACCGGCATTTATGACAAGCCCCATGCACCGGTCAATGTGCAGGCAAATGGGGCGTTTCATACCGTGGTGGTTGAATGGGATAGCCCCAACTACCGCGGCCACGCTCATACCGAGATATGGCGAGCCGAGACAGATAGCCTGCCTGCAGCCACGCTGGTCGGTACCACCTCGGCCAATGTGTTCTCTGACGCGATTGGCAAGGGGGCGCAGTTCTACTACTGGGCGCGTTTCGTAAATGGCAAGGATGATGCAGGCCCCTTTAACGCCAACGGAGTCATGGCGGAGACTAGCCGCGATGTGCAGGACATTCTCGATGAGCTGCAGGGGAAGATTGAGGAGAGCCACTTAACCAAGGAGCTGCTTGCCCCTATCAAACAGGTCCCGCAGTTAACTCTTGATGTTGAGGCGATCCGCCCCAGGCTGGAAGAAATCGATGTGTCTATCGGCACCATCCAGAACAAGATCCCCAGCATCGAGGGAGACCTGGCATCACTCAGCCAGAAGCAACTGGAAAGTGAAGATCTTCTCAAGGATGCCCAGGCGCAGCTTGGCAATGCCAGCATCGACATTGGCCTGGTTCAGAACCGACTGAACAACAAAATAGACAAGTACAAGGGCGACTTTGACAGTTTCCGCGATGCGGTATTCAAGGTTGACCCTGAGAATGGCAGCATCACCATGGACGCGGTGAATGCTGTCCGTGAGGAGATGCGGACCTCTATCACAGAGGTTCACCAGGGCCTGGACGCTGTGTCTGGCCAGATAACCAGCAAGGCCGACAACGTCACCGTGGACGGCCAGGGGCAACGCATCACCGAGGCTGAGCAACGCATCAATGGGCTCGATGCCAGCCTGAGCCAGACAGTGACCAAGGGGGAGTTTACCGACGAGCAGAAGAAGGTCACCCAGATCGGTCAGGAGTTGAATGCCACCAAGGGCGAGTTGGCACAGAAGGCAACTCAACAGCAGGTGGACGAACAGGGCGAACGGCTGGCCAATGCTGAGAGCAAGCTGACGGTTCATACCGATGAGCTATCGAGCCAGGCTCAGCGCATTGATGGGCTGCAGGCCACCGTCAACAGCGGTGATGAGGTGCTTGATGCCAGGATCACTGAACTGGCGCGCGTGACGGCTGAGGCTGACGGCGTGACGGCCCAGCGTGTCAGTGGGCTAGAGGTGAGGGCTGGTGAAGCGGAAGGCAAGATCAGTGCGCTGGAGGAGGTTATCGAGTCGAACGGTGGGATAACAGCCGGGCGATTTGATGAAATTAAAGCTGAGGTCGAACTGGCCAAGGACAAGGCCGATGGGGCTGGTGACGCGGGTCAGGCAGCAATTGATGCCGCCCTGGCAGGAGATGAGCGAGACAGGGACAACCGCACAGCTTTTGGCGCCATTCGTACCCAACAACAGGTGATCGTGAATGAGCAGGCCGCCCAAGCCAAGCGCATCACCGACATGGACGTCAAGTTTGAGGGGAAGGATGCAGATACCCAGGCTCGCATTGCTGGCGTAGAGGAGGTGTTTGCCGACGCGGGTAGTGCACTGGCCCAGCGCATTGATGATCTGAGCGCTTCGACGAGCGGGGCGCTTGGTGAAACAGCGGCAGCCATCAAGGCGCTGGAGAGGGTATCGAACGACGCTTACAGCGCACTGGCGCTGCGCCAAGACCAGATGCATGCTGAGCTGACCGATGCAGACAATGCCCTGAGCGCCGGGATTGCCAGCGAATCCGAGGCAAGAACGACGGCTATTGATGCCATGTCGCGCAGAGTGGACGAGTTGACCGCCAGCGTGGATGGCGAACTTGGCGAGCTGAAAGCTCGCGCAGCTCAAGAGGAGCAGGCGCGGGCAGATGGTGACGGCGCACTGGCCGAGCGAATGACTACGCTTGACGCCAGCGTAAAGGAGGGGGATGCCACCAACGCGGCCAGTATCTCCAGCCTGGAAAAGGTGGTTGTTGATACCGCCCAGGCGCTGGCACAGCGTCAGGACAACATGGAGTCATCCATCGACCTTGGCGGCAAAACGGATGTCGAGGGGGCGCTGGCAAGCGATGAGCGCGACCGGGAGAACCGAAAGGCGCTCGGCAAGGTCATCACTCAGCAGCAAACTCTGGCCAATACCCATGAGGCGTTGGCAAGAGATGTGACGCAGCTCACCGCAGATTACAAGGCGGATAGTGCCGACCTGCACAGTCAGGTCACCGAGGAGCGGCTGGTGCGCAGCACGGCAGTTGATGCGTTGGCACAAAAGACATCGGTGCTTGAGGCGCAGATAGAGGGGGTTGACCAGTCGCTGTCTGCCTCTATTGCCGAGGTGGCCAAGGCCAGCGCTGACGCAAACTCAGCCATGACCGAGAAATTGAGCCAGCAGCAGTCCGCCATGGAGACGGCTGATGCTGCGCTATCCGGGCGCATCAATGAGGAAGCGACAACCCGGGCCGATGCAGTGGAATCGCTGGCCAGTCAGATCCGACAGATGACGGCCGACTATCAAGGGGAAGATGAGCGCCTGACTGCCCAGATTACCGAGGAGTCCACAGCACGGGTCAACGCAATACAGTCGCTGGCCAGCCAGATAAACACGGTTTCCGCCGTCGCCGGCAGCAAGAACAAGACATTTTTCCAAGCCACTGCACCAGGTTCTGGCATGGGTACTGGCGACCTGTGGTTTGACACTGCCAATAACAACCGGCCATACCGTTACAGCGGGACTGCGTGGGTGGCTACCGATGACCCACGTATTGCAGCAAACGCAGCTGCTGTCCAACTGCAGAGCAAGGCGATTGCCGACCTGCAGAACGGCGCCCAGGCGATGTGGACGGCAAAAGCCACTGCCGGGCAAATCACAGCCGGGATTGGCCTGATTGCCAAATCGGACGGCACCAGCCAGGTGGCCATATCAGCCAGTCAGGTTTTTGTGTTCGACCCCAACAGCTCTACCCCCATGGCGCCACTATTCGCCATCGACAACGGCCAGGCGGTCATTGCAGAGGCCATCATCCGCAAGGCAACCATCCAGATACTGAACTCTGAGAAGATCACTGCTGATTATGTGAAAGCAGGGGTGAGCATCACCACCCCGCTGATCAACGGCGGCCAGATCGACATGGGCAATGCCTTCATGGCTGGCGGTGCGGCAGGGTTTGGCAAGGGTGGGCCATATGCATGCTGGGGATGGGGTTGGAACACGATTATCTATGCTGATGGGAACATCTACACCAATCGACTCCATGCGGAAGGTGGTTATGTTCGCAATATGACTATCGGCAACTGCACGATAGATCAGAACTGCGTTGTGCTTGGCACTATTTATGCTGATCGGATTGTTGGGGATGTCACCAAGATGTTCACCCACAAGGGGGCATTTTCCATCCCAGCATACAATCGGGCCAGAAACCTGGTGCTGGTGCAGGGAGGGATAGTATTTCGTCGTCGCGTATCTGGCAGTGGTTCGGTATGGCTGAATGTTCATGTTTACCTAAATGGCGCGCTTGTTGAGACAGTTAGCGTCAATGCAAATCTACCAACAGGTGGCAGTGTTGATATGTCCGTATCAATTCAGCCGTTCATGGTTATTCCGGCCAACACTGATGCAATGATTTCGTTTGCCACAAGTACATCAGGCAGCGTCAGTGCTGTTGGCCCTGAATACAACGATACCTCCAGAGCTGTCTGGCTAATGGCGTTGATATGAGCAAAGCAATCAACCGTATCGCCAGCGATACAGGCAACCCCAGGCTATCCGCTGAACTACAAGACGCCATCCGTAATCGGGTGGCGTTTTTGTTTGTGCGCGGCCCTGATGGCTTTGTGTTGAAACCGGTGGTGGAGCAGGGCATTACCGGAGTCCTGGTGTGGGTTGGGTGGGGGGATGGTGGGGCGCCGGAGCGCCACCTGCCGGAAGTGAAGCGGCTTGCTCGCATGATCGGTGCCCGCTGGCTCCGCTTCCATTCTGCGCGTAAGGGGTGGTTCAAGGTCGCACCAAGAATGGGGTGGGTGCGTCAGCCAGATGATGCTGACGGCCTGTTTGTTTTTCAGATCAACCTGTGAGGTGAGGGGATGGGAAAGGGCGGTTCAAACGAAATCAAGGAAACCGAAGCCCAGAAGGCCGCAGCTGATGTGGCCTCCGAGCAATGGTCCCTCTACAAGAATGACCTGCAGCAGTATGAGGACCTTTTCATGGAGAAGGTGGGCGACCTCAATAACGGGCGGGAGTTCGACAAGCTTGCCGGTACCGCCGCGCTAGGGGCGGCTCAGTCATTCGGAGAGGCTCGAGAGGGGTTGGCTGATTCCCTGGCCGCTGGCGGCGTGGACCCTACCAGCGGCAAGTACCAATCTGCCATGTCCAATTTGGAGACGGATCAGGCTCTGAGTCAGACCGATACAACCAACCGAGCGCAGTCCAGCCAGCAAGACCGTTATGTGGCAGGGCTCAAGGATGTGGTCAGCATTGGTGCCGGCCAGAAAGCTGAGTCACTTGCTGGGATGGGAGATGTCGCCAGCACCAGTTTGCGCAAAGCCACCAGTGACGCCCAGCTGTCGTTCCAGGACAAGCAGGCCACTGCTGGTTTGGTTGGAACATTGGCGGGAGGCGCAACTGCTTATGGGCTTGGCCAGCTCAAGTCGCCGACCCAAGTGGCAAGCAAGAAGATCAGCCCGACGGCATCGGTGCTGCAAAACCAAGGATATTGAGGAGTAAGTCATGGGATATGCAGCAGACAAATTCGCCCAGATCACACGCGATAGCTACCAGGACTGGAAGGTTCGTTTCTACCCCAAGCAAAAGGAGTTGATGGTGCTGGCCACCAATGGCCAATTGCTGCGGGATCAGCTTGGCCGGGTAGACCAGAACAACCAGAACGCGCTGGCCGCCGCCAAGCAAGCAACTGACAACAGAATGGCGAGGATGGGCGTTGGTTCCAGCCTGAACGCCAATGACAACAGCCAGGGGCTTCGCATGGCTTTGATGACTGCCGGCACAGAGAACGGCCTTCGTGAGCAGGAGCAGTCTCGGCAGATGGGGATCCTGACCGGTGCTGATGCCGGTCTTCGCGACGCAATCAAGACTGGGGGGAAAGCCTGATGGGATACGGGATTTTGGATATCGGCGCCCAAACTCGGCAGCAAGGCATGGCAGGTTTGCGCGATGCAGCCAATCGGGAAGGGGAGTTGGAGGCCGCGAACAAGGGCCTCAAGAGCGCCAGAAAGGCGCAAACCATGAGCGCTGTCGGGACCGGTGCTGCGGTGGGAACCATGGTCATGCCGGGTATCGGGACCGCGATTGGTGCGGGTGTCGGGTTTCTTGCGGACAGTCTGTTTTAAGGGGGCGCTATGAGCATATCGGGATTGGCAGAAGGGTTTCTGGCCGGCTTCAACACCATGGACCGCTATCAGCGGGGCCAGAAAGAGGATGAACGGCAAGAGCGTGAACTTGGGTTGCGCGATGCCATGGTCAAGCAGAACAAAGAGGAATCGGATCGCAACTTCTCTCTCCGGCAAGCCTCTTTCGAGCATGATAGGGAGCGCACGAAGACAGCAAATGAGCAGTGGAAACAGGAGTTTGGCCTCAGACAGAAAGAGGCTGATGGGATGCAGGCTTACAGAAATGCCAACCTTGGCCTTGCTCAGGCTGCTGAGGGGAGAGCAAGGCAAGAGTATGAGTGGCAGGTGAAGGATCGGGAGAAGCAAGAATACCAGCGGGAGAACCTGCCGATCATCCAGTCTGGTTGGCAGGCGGTGGCCGAGGGCAAAGACCCAGGTGAGAAATTCTGGGGTGTCGTGCGAGATCCGCGGGCCGGCTCCTTCAATCCGGAGCGCTACTTGAAGAAAGACTTTGCTGACTCTGGAGAGGTGGTGGTCAAGCATGGCGGAAAGCTGATGCGCATGGCCCAAGAGGGGAAGTTGGACCCCAACACCCCGGAGGGGCATGCCCTGATCAACGATGACAAGTTCATCAAGTCCTTGGACACGATCTACCAAGACGAGGTTCGTAAAGGAGTAGGGGATATCGACCCTGAAAGCGGCAAGACCATCACCGGCAAGCAACTGAACAACATCATGATCACTCCGGACGGGCGCGGCGTGGTGCTGGGTGTAGAGGTCACCTATGACGATGGCAGCAAGGCTGTTCGCCCTGTTACCAACAACCGTACTTCTGCGCCGGACGATCACCCCAAGGTCATCCCCATCAACGACTTCCTTAAGCCGGCGTACCAGCGGGCGGCCCTGGCCAAGCACATGATTGGCAATGCAGATCAGCTGCGCACCTCTCTAGGCCTGACGGCTGGGCCTGACCAGGGTGGCTACAAGAAAGCCGTCACCGAGCTGGAGAAGCAGCACGGCCAGAACAGGGCGCGCATCTCTGCCAGCAACGCAGAGGATAAAGACCTGCAGCTGGATGCCCTGGACGCCCAGCTGGAGCAGAGCAAGGCGGCGCTGGCGGACACCTACGGCCTGACCAGCAAAACGGATGAACCAAAGCAGGAGACACCAATCAAGGCGTGGACTGGTGGAGATCCAGATCGCCTGCAGTTCATCAAGGAAGCGAACCAACACGGCAAGCTGAACGTGCTACTGGAGAACCCCACCAGGATGAATACCGCGTTCGAGCTGTGGCGCCAACAGGCTGTAGGGCAGAAGAAGGCGGAGCAGGCGACTGTGACAGCCAACCGGTTGCGCGATACACAGGTCAATGCCTATCAGGCTATGAGCCTGGCACAGGCCCGCCGCTAGTTGCCTTTCAACCACCCCAGCGTTAGCATCTCCCCATAGTCGGTCAGTCTGCATGCTGGCCACCCCATCCAATAAAGCCCTGATCGGTTCGCCGGTCGGGGCTTTTCTTTTGCCAGAAACCCGAGGACACCATGGACAAGCCTGGACTGCGTGACGCCCTGCCAAAGCCGCAATCATCTGACACTCGCACCGATCCATTCTGGAGCAATCTCGATAGCAGCCTGTCAGCTGCCGCTGTTGCTCCAGCACAAGCCGGCAAATCTACCGCCAAGCGCGACCTTGATGTCGGTCTGGACGATGTGGCGCGCGGGGTGGGGGCGGGCGCACTGGACCTGGTCGGCGGCATTGGCGAGCTGGCACGGCAGGCCAGCAACTTCGGCAAGGAGAACGCTGATAATCAGGGTGGCGATTACCTGGAGCAGGCCCGCGCCAAGATGGCCAACAAGCTGAGTCCCGTACTGGATATGGTGGCCGGCGCAGGCGATCTGGCTACATCAGGGGCAGAGTCACTGACCGAGGGGATGAGCGCAGATGCCAAGGAGGCCATGGGGCGCCGGCTGGTTGATGAAACGGCGGAAGGGCGTTTGACCCTGGGGGATGGTGCGGGGGATATCGATGTCTGGGCCATGAAAATGGCACAGGGTGTCGGCTCCATACTGCCGACCTTGATGGCTGGCGGCGTCACAGGTGTGGCTGCCAAAGCCTCTATTGGCCGCGCCGTCACCGCCTCCATGGTGAAGCGTGGCGCAACCCTAGAGGTAGCCGAAGCGGTTGCCGCCAAGGCCGTTTCCAAAATCGCCACCGGTGCTGCCGTGACTACGGGGGCGACTGGGTCGGTGGGCAGTGCTGGGGTGAACACCCGCGATACCGTGCTGGGGATGAGCTTTGATGAGCTGGCTGCCAGTGACACCTTCCGCCAGTCATTCACGCGCATCGACCAGGATCAGCAGACTCAGCACCTCTCCGATGAGGAGAAGCTGGGACTGGCCCGGGAGGAGACGGCCAATCTGGCCAGCCGAGCAACCATGAGCGACGCCAAGGTATGGGGGGCCGCCGCCATGGGTTCCATGATGGGCGACGCCATGCTGTTCAAGATGCTGGCTGGCAAGGCCGCAACTGGCGGCGTGCTGAAAGGTGCAGCCAAGGGGGCGGCAGGTGAGGGTATCAGCGAAACCCTGGAGGAGGGGGTGCAGCAATACGCCGTCAACGAATCCCTCAACGAGGTGGCGGCTGCGGATATCGACCCCATGAAAGGGGTTGTGTCCAGTGCGCTGGAAGGCGGCTTGATTGGCATGGGTACCGGTGGCGCACTGGGTGGCGTCGGTGGCATGCGCGGCGGAAAGTCGCAGATAGAGAATGAAGGTGGCGCCCAGGTAGATCCAGCCTCGGCGGAAGAGGTTGCACCCATTGAGCAGGGTGAACCAGTTCTGGCTGATACGGTTTCCGCTCCGGTGGATCCGGGTCTGGACTCTGCTGTCGATACTGTTACTGAACCAGTGATGCCTGTCGGTGAGCAAAACCCGCTTGGCCCCAGCGCCAGCCAGTTTGACGAACTGCGCGATGTGCCGGCCTATTTGCGCCGCGACGATACCGCCGATCGCTTCAAAGGCATGGCAGAGAATAGCCAGGTGCAGGAGGTGCTTGCCGGATCCCCGGCCCCTGCCGTAGACGATCTTCTCTCGCAGGCCACGCCTCAGCATGATGAGACGATCGTCGAGCCCGTGATGGCAGAGCAGCAGCTGTCCCCCACCGAAGATGTCTTGGAGCCACCATTGGCGCGGCCAACCGAGCTCCCGGCACTGGATGCAATTGTTGGCCAGCTCCAGACACTCCGCATCACCCGCAAGGGCAAGCCGTTTGCAACCGAGAAAGAGGCCGCCATGGCCAGCCGCAAGGACAAGGAGATGCCGGTGCCGCTCAATGGTGGCGGCTTTGGTGTGGCCGAGATCGCCGAAGTGGAGCAGGCGCAGGCGGCCGCAACCACACAACCCAGCCCCCCACCGCTCAGTGACGCAGGTATTACCGACTCGATTCATCCTTCTGACCTGTCAGCGGCAAGCACAACCGCTGAAACAGTTCCGGCCCAGCCTGCACCAGCCGACGATATCAGCCAACTCGCGCCAGCAATCGATACAGGATACCGCGAGGTGATACCCACCAACCAACCGCAAGCAGAGGTGAGCAATGAGCCAGTTACCCCAATACCTGCAATCGGCAGTGAACGACAAGGTGATCAGCCTGGCACAAGCGAACCAGCTGCAGCAGGCGCTGAACCAGTCATTACCAGGCTCACCGAGGGAGCTGGAGCCGGAGATCGGGCGGATATCGCTGCGCCTGCATTTGTACCTGATGGACAGCAGCAAGATGACCAAACACTGACTGCCCCGGCCCCTGATGCCGGGGCTGCTGTTTCTGGCCGTATTGGCGAGATCGAGCTGCGAGATCGCGACCTGCTAAAGGAGCATAACGGGCGCTGGAAGTATCGTTCTGCAGTAGGCGCTGGCTGGTTTACTGCCAACACCAAGGAGGCTGCCATTGAGCGAGCCGAGGAGGCATACCGCAATGGACTAGCCAAAGGGATTCCAGCACCTATTCGCGCAGAGCGCTGGGCCAAAGAGGAGCTGGAGTTTGCCGAGCGCATGGATGGCCGATTCGGAAAGATGACCATTCCTGAGCTGGAGGTGCGTCACCGCAAGCTGGGCGGAGCCATTGCTGATTTGCAGCAGGCTGGTCGCAATGAGATGGATGGGAATGGCGGGCGGCGCACAGGGGCCGCAGTGGCCAGTGAGGGAGCTCGCCAGAGCGGGCAAGAAAAGATGGAGCTGGAGCGATACATTCAACTTCGCCGCGACCGCGATACCGCTGAATCAAGAGCAAAGCTGCAGCAGATCGAAGCGGCCCGCGCTGAGGTGGCGCCGGATCCCACCGAGGCACAGAAGGAGGCCGGCAACTACAAGAAGAGTCACTTCACGCTGCAGGGGCTGGATGTCGCGCTTGAGAACCCCAAGGGCTCAACCCGTTCCGGTACCGATCAGGGTGGCAAGGTGTGGCAGTCCACCATGGCCCATGACTACGGCTACATCAAGCGCACCATGGGGGCTGACGGCGATCATGTCGATGTGTTCATCGGTGATAAGCCAGAGAGCGAAACGGTCTATGTGGTGGACCAGGCCGACCCCAAGACCGGCAAGTTTGACGAGCACAAGGTGATGATGGGGTTCGCTGACGAACAGGCAGCCAGGGCTGGCTACCTTGCTAACTATGAGAAGGGGTGGAAGGGGCTGAGCGCCATCAAGGCCATGCCGGTGGAAGAATTCAAACGATGGGTGAAGGAGGGGGATACGAAGTCGCCGATCGCAGCCCAGGCCGTTGGTGGTGCTGCGAAGTCGGTCAGCTTCTCTAAGCAGGCCATGGCCCAGGGCAACAAGCCGGCCAAGCACCTGACCCGTAAAGAGGCTGAGCTTGTATCCAGCAGCTGGTTCAAGCAGTACCGGGGGGCAAGCGGTATCAAGGTGCAGATCCATGCCACCCAGGGTGAGCTTGAGGGCGTGCTTGGGTTAGATGCCAAGGAGGGGCTGATCCGGCGCGCGGCATTCGACGACGACGCTGGCACCCTGCACGTAGCGGCCGACACCATCTCAGACCCCAAGCGGATGCGCGAGATCCTGCGCCATGAGGTGCTGGCCCACTATGGTCTCGCCAACGTGCTTGGCGATGGAGAGTACACCAAGCTCATGAGCCGGCTCATTCAGTCGCAGAAGGACCCCAGCATGAAGCCGGTGTGGGATTGGGTAAACACCCACTATGCCGACGAGGATATCGGCACAAAAGCCGAAGAGGTGGTGGCCCACCTCGCCGAACTGGAACAGGGAATCTGGGGCCGTGGCTGGGACCGGGTTGTGGCCTGGGTTACCCGGGCGCTGCGTGCTGTCGGCTTTGTGCCTGATGGTATTACCGCCGCAGAAACGCGCTCCCTGATTGAGGGGCTGGGCAAGAAGCTGCAGCGCAGCGGCCCAGATGATAACGGCCCTGATGGTGGCAAGAAGTTCAGCCAAGAGGATGCTCAGGCGCCGACCAAGAAAGGCGGTGTCAAGATGAGTCAGGCGGCCACCACCGCTGATAAGGCTATGGAAAAGCTCAATCTCGGCCCCAAGCCAGACATCATCGACAAGACCAAAATCAACTTGGACAAGATGCGCAAGGTAGATCGCGGCGTGGTGGAGTCATGGGTTGACCGCATTATCAAGAAGGCCAACACCGAGGTGCTCGACGCCCTGGCCCCGATCAAGTACGCCGAGGATGCAGCAGGCATTACCGATGCGGCCGACTCCGGCTATGTGGCGGCGAGGATGGCTACCGGGGCAGCCTCCACCATGCAGGCGACCATGCTCTATGGCCTGCCGGAGTGGAAGGATGGGGTGATCCAACGCAAGGCTGGCTCCGGCGAGAAAGACGCGCTGCTGGGCATTTTCTCCGATCTTGGTGCCGATCTGCACAACTGGCTGGGCTGGATGGCCGGCCACCGGGCGGAACTGCTGATGGAACAGGGGCGTGAGAACCTGCTGAGCGAGCAGGACATTGCCGCGCTGAAAGGGCTTGGCAAGGGCAAAGAGGCCAAGTTCATGGAGGCCAAGGCACGCTGGAATCGGCTCAATGCTGCAACGCTGGATCTGGCGCAGGAGGCGGGATTGTTCACCAAAGAGGCGCGGGCCGAATTTGAAAATGAGTGGTACATCCCGTTCTTCCGTGAATCGGAGGATGGCGACGTGATCGCCCCCTTCAAGCCAAAAGGGATTGCCAACCAGAACGCCGGCATCAAGAAGCTCAAGGGCGGTGAGGCCAATACCAACGACCTGCTCGAGAACATCTTCACCAGCACCAGCAAGCTGATCGACGCCTCGATGAAGAACATGGCGGCACAAAAGACCGTCTGGAATCTATCTGACACCGGCCTCATCGAGGTGGTAGCCAAGCCCAACATGATGGACTGGCGCGCACTCAAGAACGGCAAGGACCTGATCACCGTCAAGCTGGAGGGGGAGGACTACATGATCCGAGTGGAGGATCCCGACCTTTACCGGGCAATGACTTTCTTCGACCGCCAGCCATTCGGTTCAATGGTCAATATGGCATCCAAAGCCAAGCGGCTGCTGACGGCAGGGGTGACCGCTTCACCTGAGTTTATGCTGCGCAACTTCTTGCGCGACTCGCTCTCCAGTTGGGCGATCAGCAAGGACGGCTTCAAGCCGGTGATCGACTCCATCAAGGGGGTAAAGAAGACCTTGGCGATGGATGGCAGCACCATTGATGTGATGTTCAGCGGCGCCAGCTTCCTGGGTGGCTACGTCAACGGGAACGACCCGACGGCCATGGCCGATACCGTACGCAAGTCGCTGCGCCGCAAGGGGATGACGCCGGAGCAGATTGCCCGTTACGAAAAGAGCATCATCCGCAATGCAGCTCAAGCCAAGGGCGTGCTCGCAAATGTGTGGGAGAAGTACAACCGCTATGGTGAGGCGCTGGAGAACGCCAACCGTGAGGCGGTCTATGCCGCTGCCATCAAGGCGGGCAAGAGCCACGCACAGGCGGCGTTCGAGTCGAAGGATTTGATGGACTTCTCCATGCTCGGGGCGGCCAGAGCCATTCAAGGCGCAGCCATGATCCTGCCGTTCTTCAATGCTCGCCTGCAGGGTCTGGGCAAATTGACCAGGGAGCTGCGTGACAACCCCCGCGAAATAGCCAAGCGTGCCGGCATGATCACCGCCATGTCGCTAGGCCTGCTGGCCGCCAACTGGGATGATGAGCGATATGAAGAGCTGCCGGATTGGGATAAGGACGCCAACTGGCATTTCTTCGTGGGTGATCAGCACTTCCGGATCCCCAAGCCGTTCGAGATTGGCGTGATGTTCGGTACCATCCCGGAGCGTATGGTGCGCGCTATGGGCGACAAGGACACCGGCGCTCAGTTCGGCAAGGCGGTGGCACGGGCGATCGGTGATACCTTTGCCCTCAACCCGACCCCGCAGGTCGTCAAGCCGATGGTGGAAGCGGCCTTCAACTATGACAGCTTCCGGGGCGGCCCCATCGACAGCCCGCAGGATCTGGCTGTCAAAGCCGAGGCTCGCTACAACGAGCAGACCAGCTTGCTGATGCGCGAGCTTGGCGAGCTGTCTGGTTTCTCGCCCAAGCAGCTTGAGCATTTGGTGATTGGCTATACCGGCACCATGGGTAGCTACGTCATGGCCGCCGCCGATGGTCTGATCCGGGCAGCCAGACCAGGCGAGTCAGCAAGCTGGCGGGCAGACGAAATCCCGCTGGTGAAAGCCGTATACCGCGGCACCGGTCCGGCCAAGTCAACCCAGCACATGGAGGAGTTCTACCGGATGCTTAACGAGGTGAACCAGCTGAAGCGTACCGTTGACCAGTACCGCAGCGAGGGGTTGACCGACAAGGCGGACGAGCTGCTGGATGCGCAAGGCGGGATCTTGAAGTCGCGCCGCAGCTTGAGCCGCACCCAGCAGCAGGTGAGGGTGGTGCGCAACAGGATTGAGCTGATCCAGCGTGACCGCACCATGAACGCAGAGGAGAAGCGCCGGCGCATTGACGAGCTACTGGCCCGCCGAAATGACTTGGTGTATCAGGCAGTAAACAAGAATAAGGCGAATTGGGAGTAA